TCCATTAGCCACCTGAAGTGAAATCTGAGTAGCAACAGTACATGCTGTTTGGAATGACTTAGGTTTACGTATCTTCTTACCATTAATTACAGTTCCATTCTGCAACATATCATCGAGATTAATAAGCTGACAGTTGAAAATTCCCCTGTGAATCATATAATCAGTATCATGGACATGAATCAACCCTTCATTATGAGCATTAAGAAGATGCGTAGGCATAATATGTCGTTCAGTATAAGAACGGCTTTCTATACCAGCAATAAGGTCCCTCTGTGTTGAAATAAGTTGTCCATCTTTATTCGAATTTTCATCAAGAGTTGCTGTATTAGTACCATCAATCACCCCAAAAATAGCATCATCAACAATGCTAACTGATTCCTGATAAGCCTTTGTCGTCTTATAACGCTCATAAGCACATGCAGTGAGTTCCTGCCCATATTCATTAAGTTTGTTTATTACAAACTTATCAACATCTTTAGATGCAACAGAATCTTTTTTGCTGAATCGTTCATCACACTCCTCAACAATAACATGAGCGATTCTTGGTCTAAGAAGTCCACTACCGCTTTTCATTGCGTTAATAATAGACTTATAGATTTTCGAAGAATCATATACCTGCTCCTGTTTGTTTTTCTTTATAAACCTAGCCATTTTTTATCTCCTATATTATTTTAAAAATCTTTTATTATCTTCAATATCGTCAGCCCTGACAAACTCTCCATTAGCATGTCTCCAAATTCGTTGGTTAGAGGAACCTCTAAATCTTAATTTTTTGCCCGCAAGGTGCTCTTTGAACTGTCCGTCAACAACATAGTCACAATTCTGAAGAATCATTTTCTGAGTTTCATCCAATTTACCATCAATCTTAAACCCCGTCCAAAGCCAAATCGTCTTTTCAGGAAATTTTACCTTAACCTCTTCCAATAGTTCAACAAGGGCTTGGCCCTGAATTAACGGTTCGCCACCCAACACACTTAAACCATCACAATGTTCATCCTCCAAATATGAAAAAAGTTCTGATTTTGCATCATCATCAAAAATCTCCCCCGAGTTTTTATCCCACAATTCAGGATTAAAACATCCAGGGCAATGGAAATCGCAACCCGTAAAGAAAATAGAACATCTAATTCCACATCCGTTGCTTATATCATACCTCTTAATTTTAGAATAATTCATATCTCTTCTCCTTTTTGATTATAGGGTAAGTATAATTAGTTTATTAAATACAAAAATTACATTTCCACGAGGGGTGAAGCAATTTTGCAAAATAATTGATTATCAAGCAATTATAATTAGCATTTTTGTTTAACCGCTTGATAATCAATAGTGAAAATATTTTTAATTTTTATGCAATTTTTTTGTATCTACATTTCTCGTTAATCTTATCGAGAACCAAATTCTTAGTAAGTTTCAAGGACTTAGATTTTTTCATAGGAGTTTCATACATAAAATCATTCATAATTGTCTCCATAATATTTCTTAAGCCTCTCGCACCGACTTTGAGTTCATAGGCATATTTTGCAATTTCAGTGAGTGCATCTTTAGTGAAAGTAAGTTCGCAATCATCCATTTTAAAAAGTTTTTGATATTGGGAAACTAATGAATTTTTTGGTTCCGTTAAAATTAGTTTCAAATCATCAATTGTTAATTCATTAACATGAGTTATGACAGGAAAACGTCCAATGAATTCAGGAATAAGACCAAAAGTCTTAAAGTCCTGCGGTGTGGAGTATTTTATAAGTTCATCGCTCTTAACAACCGTTTTCTCATTAATATTGAATCCTATTTTACTGCCTCCAAGCCTGCTTTTAATAATATCTTCAATCCCCGGAAATGCACCTGAAGCAATAAAAAGAATGTTAGTTGTATCAATATACAACAATTCCTGTTCAGGATGCTTTCTTCCTCCTTGTGGATGAACACCTACCATAGAACCTTCCACCATTTTAAGAAGTCCCTGTTCAACTCCTTCTCCTGACACATCTCGTGTTACCGAGACTCCCGCACCCTTTTTTGCAATTTTATCAATTTCATCAATGAACACAATTCCAATTTCGGCTGCAGGAATGTTGTAGTCACACTCACGAAGAAGACCTACCAATAACGATTCTATGTCGTCACCAACATATCCGCTTTCTGTTATTGAAGTTGCATTACCTATATAACAAGGAACTCCAAGCATTTTGGCAATTGTTTTAACAATAAGTGTCTTTCCACAGCCTGTATTTCCTGCAATAAGAATATTTGACTTTTCAAGTTCATCGTAACCATTGTTGTTGTTAAATATTTTCTTATAATGGTTATAAATTGCTACCGACAAAGCCTTTTTAGCATCATCCTGTCCAATAATATATTTGTCAAGATATTCTTTTATCTCATGAGGCTTGTATTTCAAGCCAGTCTTTTCTAACTCTTTTCTAAAATCCGCCATATTATTTCTATTCTTAAGCAAAGATACTATTTTTTTAGAAACTTCCCAAATTTTTGGGCACCAATTGTTTTTTTTACAGTTTTTTTTGTTTCTCCCTGAAGTTCTTGAATCATTTTTTTATAACCGTTTTGCGGAGCAAGATTAATTGCCATTTGTTTTCCAACAGGAATATCCAAAAGACGTTTAATTACTTCAAGTTTCTTTTTAATTTCAGCATTATGTTTATTACCCCTTTCTATCTTAAACTTATCTTCATTTATAAATTGAAGGGTTTGTTTTGCTCGTGTAATTGCTACATATTCGAGATTTTTTTCAGAAATAATCTCCCATTCCTTATCTGCGTATACACTTGGCATAAGCGATTTTGAAAGGATGAAAACATTATCAGCCTCAAGACCTTTTGATTTATGAATTGTCGATAAGCACACTGCGTCATTTTTTCCCTCATTGAAGATTGTTTTAATCTTTTCAATCAACTCGTTACAAGTATTAATCCCCTCAGAAAGAATTTCTAATGAAGATATTGTATCGTAAAAATCCATAGCGGGGGCACTAAAACAAGCTTCATCTTCTGATAATGAATTCCGTTCCACCATAGTTTCAACTATCTTAAAATAGTTTTTATATAGATTACGGAATAATCCTTTATCGAATAATGATTTATTAAGTGGATAATCGTCACCTTCACCTTTGAATTGTTTTATAGTCTGAATTAGACTTTCTCCAATATCCTTCCCTCTAATATACGACTTTTTGTTAATTCTAAGATATTCGGTATATAGTTTTACGAGGGGATAAGTATTCCTACAAAGTACCATATCCCCCGGCTTTGGTGCATAAGGGTCCACATCATATTTAATACTCCCCATCATTGCATTTTCAGCAGCCTGAATCTCCGGTACAAATTTCTGCGCCATTTTAATCACCAATTCAGGGCAACGATACGATATCGGGAGTTTGAACTCTTTAGTATTAGGCATTTTTAGAAAATTATTAAACGCTTCAATATCAGCGCCCGCCCACGCATTGATACACTGTGAACTATCCCCCACAGCACAAAACTTAGCTCCACGCTTGAAACATTTCTGAAATAATTTCTGTTGTACCGGTGAAGAGTCCTGAGCTTCATCCACGAAAATCCAATCATAACTATGTTTTCTTGACCTTAAATCGAGTTCATAAGGTAACCATACCATATCAGTATAATCAACGGTTTCAAGGGCGGTTTTACCCCATTTTAAGACGTTTTCAACAATCTTACACTCATTATCCACAAGAACAACATCATATTTATCTGCAATAGTTTCAATCTCTTTTTCTGATTGACATAAGTTGAAACGGGCATAGTCGATTAGTTTCTCAATATTTTTAAGAAACGTACCGTAAAGAATTGGTGAAACCCCACCTTCATATCCAAGTTCGTAAAGGTTATTTCTGAAATAAGTTGTGTACTTATAATCATCCAATTCGGGTTTTCTTTTAAGGGATTCAGAAACAATTGAATAACCTAATGAATGATAAGTCATTATATTGACATTCGCAACATCACCCACTTTTTCTTTGAGCGTATTCACAATATCCTTATTGAATGCAATGAAAAGTACTTTGCTGTTTTGTGGAATAAGCCTCAGTGCATTGACAATCGTGGTTGATTTTCCCGAGCCTGCAACAGCATTAATGACCATATTAGAGGAACCATGTAATATATTCTCAAATATCAATTCCTGATATGGACTTGGTGTGAATTCTAAATTGTTATAATAAATCTTATGTTCTGACATTTCTGTATAAGTTTTGTGGTGCAAAGATAGTGATTAAAAACGATTTTACAAACTATTTATAGTATATAACATTTGGAGGAGATAATATGGATAAGAAATATATTGACTTTATTTGCTCTTTACATGGGTACATGATTCGTGTAAAAGAAATACATTGGAGTACAGATAATAATGCGGAACATCTTCTTTGTGATGAAGTTGAAGAAGCAATTCATGACCTTGAAGACCGTTTCGCTGAATGTGCAATGGGTATTACTGGTAAAAAAGTTAAAGTAGGTGACTTAAAACCTATGCTTCCCCATGCAACTAAGTTAAAAGACATGCTTAAGGAACTTGCTGACGAAACCATGGATATGAAAGATAATTTCGATGGCTATCAGTATAGTGGTTTAGAGAATATCTGCGATGACATTATGGAAATGTGTGGAAAATACATGTATAGAACAACACAACGATAGTAATGAAACTGAATTATAATGACATACGATATATAATTAATGAGACTACAAAGTGAATTATTGAAGGTGCTGAGTGGTCTCAAGGTCTTGCATGGGGTGGTGGTACACGTGGCCGTAAAAACACAGCAAATCTCCACATCAACCAAGATAAAACTGACAAGGGCAATATCAGTGGTGATATGAATGCAGATACTCGTATGTTTGGTTCCAAAAATGATATATTATATGGTGATGGAACCATGAACAAAAATTATATGCCGTTAGCTCAAAGAGCAGGTCATTATAATTCTTTGAATAATTTTTATCAACAAGTATTAGACTATTGCAACGGTAAAATACAATTATCCGATATTGATTTCCAAAATGCCCCATCTATACAAAGCAAAAATATACAAGAACTTATAAATAACGGGGTATCAACTGAAGACCTTAAAACTGAAATTTTAAGCCGCATATCACGTGATAATATGGATTCCACTGTAAAACAAATGACGTATAATAGAGTTCAACAAACAGCGAATCCTGAAAAAGTAAAACGTTATAATACAGGGATTGTTCCCGGCACTAACGTTAAGTTTATTGCATTATACACGATTAATGATTTTAACTTTAACGATGCAATCAAGCATGGTAAATTAAGGCCAAATAATAAGGGAACGATATACATGTTTACACTAAAAATAGCGTAAATAACTGAAGTCCAGTCGAAAAAGACTGGACTTTTTGGTAACAACGGGTTAGATTATTGGTATATACTAATAACGAACTTAACCCGTTTGATATATGAAACTTCAGTTAGCACATTTCAACTCACTCATTTCCCTCGTTACTTACTTCAACAACGACAAGCGTTGTCGTGATTTCATTACCGAACAGCGTTGGGGCGGCAATGTGACTTGCCCGTTCTGTGGATGCACCCATACTTACGTATGCTCCAACGGTGACAATCAGTTCAAGTGTGCAGATTGCAAGAAGCGTTTCTCTTGCCTCGTGGGTACAATCTTCCACAATACCAAATTGCCACTTCAGAAGTGGTTTATGGCAATGTACCTTATCTCATCACATAAGAAGGGTATCTCATCACACCAGTTGTCTCGTGACCTTGATGTGACACAGAAAACAGCGTGGTTTATTCTTCATAAGGTACGTACACTCTTTGCTCAGTACGATACTCCTGCTCTTGAGGGTGAGATTGAGTTAGATGAAATGTACCTTGGCGGTAGAGAGGCTAACAAACATCAGTCAAAGAAGACTGAAGGTACACAGGGACGTTCCACTAAAACGAAGACTCCAATCTTCGGTATGGTTCAGCGTGACGGACTCGTTCACGCTCTTAAAGTGTCTGATACCAAGACATCAACCTTGCTCCCTATCATCAAGCAGTTCTGTGCTGAGAACTCTCATTTCTTTACAGATGAGTTGAATTCGTACTCTTGCCTTGACAGAGCAGGAATCTCACATAGTGTTATTGAGCACGGCAAGAAGGAGTTCTCAAAGGATGGTATCACTACCAATAGCATTGAGGGATTTTGGGGACACTTCAAGCGTATGGTTTTCGGTACATATCATTTCGTTAGCAAGGATTACCTTCAGCGTTATCTTGATGAAGCGGTTTACCGCTATAATACACGAAAAGCGGACGAATCCGCCCGCTTTGCTGATATGTTTTGTAAGTCAATAGGTATCGTATCCTATGACGATGTGAAGATTACATCTATTGCTGTTGCATAGTTTGTTGATTCTTTTGCTGAATGGTTTGTAACCATTGATTACACAAATTTCGACCAATATTTAACACTTGCTGAACTGCGTTTCCCGTATTGTATTCAAACGTTTTATTGTACTGTGTTGACGAGGTAATATTAATTGTGCAAATACTATTACCGTTTGTTGTAAATGTGGCATCACATGTAAATCCGTTACCATAGAACATATTCAATGTACATTCTATTTGTTTTCCTCTTGAATTATTAAGAATGGAATGTAATTGAGAAATTGCTTGTTGATTCACACGACTATTCGTTTTTAAGTCAACTCTATATTGTTGCCCCATACTCTCATTCAATACTCGTTTTACAGATTCTGTAATGACTTGTTTGAGTTCAGATTCTGAGATTCTAATCTTTTGTGGTCGCTTTGATTCGAATTGTACAGGACTACCATTACTTGCAGATGACACCCAATTGGAATTTGTATTCTTAGTTGTTATTTTCTTAGGAGCAACATTATCTGTAGTTATATTGACTCTCATTTGCGAGGTGTTATGAAGGTTTTTGTTAATCATATCTGAAACCATCTGAAAAACTTCTTCCAAATCGCCATCTGTTATCACCCCACCGCCATTCTGTACGGTTCTAAGATGATTCTTCATATATGATGTAATCTGAGAAAATGAAGATGCTATATTAGCGTAAGCACCAGATAACATTTCTTCTTGCTCACTCCATTGTACCCTATTTCTTGCCATATCGTATTTGTTTTAAATTCACATTATTTCCTATATAAATATCTCGTAATTAGAAAAAAACATTAAATTCGCACAAATTCACACGCTATGAAGTACGAAATATGCCTTAACGAATCAACTAACATAAGATTCCACGAAATTTGCAGACATTTACTAACAAATGATGCTTTAGAAATAACAAATATTGTTCTAACAAAGCATAGTAATTTTTGGGAAGCAACAGAATATATCCTTGATTCAACATCAGTTAGTCGTATCACCAAAGTGCAAATTGTAACTTGCTTCTTGTATGCTGGTGGTAATGTGAAATTCAATGGGCAATTCTATAAGACATCACAAGAGTATTCCTTTTGGAAATACTTGCTTGAGCACCAATTTATTTCAGAAGACGAGTACTATAGTTTAAAATAAAAAACGCACTCAAAATGAATGCGTTTTAGTGTAAACAGGTATATCGTTCCCAATAATAAAGTTAAAGATAATACAGGATTAGAGGGTAAAAGAGGAAGTCATATTCCCGTTTCATATGATAATAACAGTATCATTGCTGATGTTGAAAGCAACTTTTCATTAAAAGATGTAAGACCTCAGCACTACAAATCTCAATATAATTTAGGTGATAAAGAAGCATACACATCCGTTCATCAATTTATTGATAAATCTGTAATGTATGCAGCCTCATCATTAAAAGATGAGAGTTTCATCCCTGATTATATTATCGCCCCACCATCATCTTCCAACTTCAATAGATATTATTGCATAAATCTAAGCCGTAAACTTGGGTGTGAGTTTGTTGATAATTTCTTTAAGAAAGGACTTTTCCGAGTTAAAGTTATGGGAGGTCAAGGTACTGAAATCATGAAGAAACATGGTTTTACTGATGAAAGCATTTTTAAATTTGAACAAAAGGTTAAAAATAGTGTTTTCCAGCAAATATCATATGACATTCGTAAACCTATTGAACAATTTGTCACAAAATCTATATACACCAAAGCAATAGAAAATGCAATTTTAACTTACCCCCAATTAAAAAAGAAAACATATGAAGATGTTGTTGATATGATAATTGACGACATTCTCCATGTTTCGATTGATTATATTAAAGACAGGAGGATTGCACAAAATATTATCAATAAGGCCCTTGAAACTTATGATTATAAGGGAATGTTAGGTATTATTAAAAACCAACGTAATCGAAGAGATATACAAAAAGTTTGTATGACAGTTGCTAAACTGCTTGAATATTATTCTCAAACTCTAATTGATAGAGGTGGATTTAAGTTAAGGGATGTCCGTGGTGCTAAAATTACAGATTTTGAAAAACGTGAACGTGATTTCCTCGATGATTGTTATGTTGTTGCTGATAAAGAACTTTCCCAGAAAGGAGGATTGCTTTCAAGATATAAAAATAAAAATATCCTCATTTTTGATGAGGATATAAATAGCGGAGGTACTCTCCGTATGGCAATTAATGCACTTTCAGAACAGACAGGAGACCCGTCTAACAAAGGCGTTATGTGTCTTTGTAATGCTTATTCAAAAGCGGGATATTAGGAAAATGCTCTCATAACAGTTTTTCCACTGTTAAACAAGCCTTCATATACATACCCTTCAACATATGAAGGGTATTTTTCATATTCAAAATCTTCGTCATCAAATACAAAATCAATTTTTATTGTATAAACGTCCCCACATATGTTTCTCGTCTCTTCAATGATATTTTTAAGAATTAAATCATTAACCCTATAATCAATTTCTTCATATCCATAATTTTCTACATCTATTGAAACTCTAACTTTCACTTTTTCCCACAAAATATCATCGGATTCTATGAAAGAACATAAATCTTTTCTAAAATCTATTTCATTATACCAATCAATAAACTTTTTTTCACTAAATTCTTCTTTAGTCATTTCAAGACCAATCGGGCTATCATATATCGTTTTATATTCTAATTTAATAAGATAATAATCCTCGTAATTATTTTTCTCCATTTCAAGTAGGAAATTTTCTCTATCCACTATATTAAAACCACTATCATTAATAAGTTTATTTGATAGGAGTTTCATGTCCTGTTGTGCTATATCCAAGTCAATATAAGGATATGTATTAACAACTAAACCATCAGTGTCATTTTCCCTTGTTACTGTAAGAATCCAAATTTTATCCATATTTTTTTTAAAATTTATGTTTTAACTTAAATCACTACAAAAACCGTGCCAAATAAACAAAAAAGAGAGGTTTCCCTCTCTTTTCTTGTTAACTTACAGACTCTGCAAAATCTTCAGCCATTTTCTTGGCATCTTCTAATGTTTTGGCAGTCCATTCCTTTCCATTATAATGAGCATCACCTTTCTTACATTTGGAACCTACACCAAAACCATATATTGCTCTATGGGACCAACCATACCATTTCTGTTCTTTTTCCGAAAAACCTATATTGACGCCACGTTTTTCTATTCCATGCTTTTCAAAAAAATCTTTTGATTCCTTAAGATTTTTAATTTCCACATATTCTGAGAATGGTTTTCTTTGTTTTAAACCATCATAAAGCCATTTTTTGAATTTATCAACACCTATTTCTGTTATCGCCATAAACCCTTTCCAATCGGGGGTAAAATTTGCTTGATAAGCATCTTTGGCTTCTTCTTTGGTTTTAAAACCAAGCATCACCTTACTTTCATCAAATGACCCATCTTTTTTCTTTTGGTCAACAACAAACACTTTATCGAAATCAAGATATTCACCAATGAACACATCAATATGGTCACCATCATATCCTTCAGTATTTGAAAAATATCCGTAATGATTTTTCAAAACATTAAAACCTTTCTTTCCCTTATCATCAACCCAATATCTTTTTGAGCCCTTAGCATTTTCAATGGAAATCTTAAAACCACGGATTGTGACGTGGCCCATGGCATAATTGCCCGCTTCTTTCTGAGCAAGTGTGGGGGATTTATCAGCCTTTTCAGCCTCAGCATCAATGCTTTTCATATCATGATACATCTCCAAAAGAAGACGCTGATACTGTGATTCCGTTACTATAATTTTCTTTGACATATCTTACAAATGATTTACACTAAGGCCTCCATAAAGTCCTATTTTATCTTCATACCAATCTCTCATTACCTGTCCAAGAAATTTACTTCTTTCGTCTTCATCAACAAACATATTTTGAAATTTGTCAATTAGAAGGTCAAGGAGTTGATAATCATACATGTTCTGAGCAACATTACCCGTTTGAGGATTTATCATTGCAACAATACAGGTATTTGACGGCATGCCATCATCACCAATACCTTCGAGGTTCCCTTTCTTGAAATTATTGTCAAGATATTCTTTTACAACGAGAACTTTTTCAGGTGAATAAGGATATTGCTTGCCCATTTCCTCCTGAAGCATCATCTTATATAATTGTTTGCATTGTTTCTCAGTAATTATAATTTTCATAACTATCTAATCTATATTATTATATAAATATCTTTTAAAATAACAATATATTTCCAGAAATTATTTAACTAATATATCTTTTTAATAAGATATTTATTAGGAAACGAAATGGTCATGGAATACTCTGAAACAGGAAACTTTTCCAAAGAACAACGTGCTTTATGTAAAAAAATCAGAGAGTTAATCAACGCAGCAAAGAAAAAGGACCTTGTATTCAAAATCAACAAGAACAAACTTTGTGCATATCTTCTATCCGAACTTGAATTGGCCGCCGATGATAAGGCTGAAGACCTTAAAGATTATGACCACCCAATCAAATCCCTTAACTGTGGAATCATTAACCAAAACATTGGAGAACACGAGTATTATTGGGAAATTGACGATATGGAAAATGAGGAGGCTTAATTTTCCTCCTCATCATCCGGTTTTATATGAACACTAATACTATCTTCTATTCCCGTAGCCCGTATTTCAAGTTTATCATCGAAATCAACCGTAAAGATGAATTCTGATATTGGTTCATCCATATCTAATATCTTTTGAGTTATCCTGTCGAGAATTTCTGTTTCTATCGCTCTTGCAATAGGACGTGCCCCATATTCCCTATCGGGTTCAATAATTTTCATCAGATAATCAACAACGCAATCATAATATGTGAACTTAAGCCCCCTTCGTGATAATGTGTTTTTTACTTCAGTAAGGCGATTATTAATTATCTGTCGTAAGTTATCATCATTTAATGGGTTGAAATATATAATATCATTAAAACGATTTAAGAACTCAGGAGGGAATTTCTTCTTCAATTCTTTAGTAAGAATGTTTCGCTGATTTTTTTCTTCATCCTCATTAAAGCCAATACCCTTCCCAAGACTTGAAGCAGTTTTGGCACCCACATTAGATGTGGCAATGATTATAACATTCTTAAAATCAATTTTCATGCCAGTATTATCAGTAAGAAACCCTTCGTCAAGTACTTGCAAGAATAAATTATATATTTCAGTATCAGCCTTTTCAATTTCATCAAGAAGAAGCACACAATGTTTCTTGTTTTTAATTGCCTCTGTTAAAAGACCACCCTTCTCATAGCCGATATATCCCGGATTTGAACCAATAAGTTTGCCAACAGCAGTTTTATCTGTGTACTCAGACAAATCAAAACGAACAATTTTATTTTCATCGCCGAATAATTGTTCGGCTAACTTCTTGCCTATAAACGTATTATGACTCAAAATTCCATTACTATAATATCTATGATTACTATTTTCAGATAAAACCAAATCATACATATTATTATCCACATTTAAATTGTTTACAATAACAATAGTTTCAACCCCATCAATAGTCATAATTTTATCGCCTATCTCAAAATTTTTGGCGAATTTTTCATTCATGTTATTATCAAACAATATATGATTATCAGCACACCATAGCTCTTTATTGCCATTTGTTTTAATATAATACGTTAGATATGGGACTGTTTTAGTTATATTTTTAATATCAACCCATCCTTCATCTGTTTCAATTTCATAATCTTCAACATCCACTATATCAATAAATTTACGTTCTATTTTTTCCATGATAAGAATTCCAAACATTCATTTATTACATTATTTTCATTTTCCCTAAAATCACTTTCCCATACAGTCAAGACATTAAAACCGTTAAGTTCTGCAATGTTTTTTTTATAAGCATCATATTCCCACATTTCTTTTGATGTTTTTTGGGGTTGGAATGGATTAGGATAGTCTGTTGCTTTAAATAATTTTGGGTTTCCATGATATATATCACCATTGAATTCTATTATTTTACGTTGATTTAAATCTGTAAAATCAAAAATGTGATTAGAATCATTATGCCTAATATTATATTCACGATTTTTAGAACCATAAAATATATAATCACGTAAATCTTCATCACAATATTTTATTAATGTGTCGAATAAATTTTGTGATACCATTGAGTAACCAACATGTAAATTATTATTCTCATGTAATTTTCTTTGCCATTTTTTTTGCCTCTTTTCCCATATTTCCACCCCTCTTTCTATACCATATTTTTCTACACAAATATCTTTTGAAAATAGACGTTGTTTAGAACTAATATTTTTTATTGCTTCTTCTTCAGAAAAGCCCTGTTTTATCCAATATTCCTTGCAACGCCATGACCGTTCTCTTATTTTTTGAATATCACAATTAGCTATTTTAGAGTTTTTTTTCTGTATTTCACTAATATTTTTTATCGCTTCTTTTTCAGAAAAACCCCGTTTTATCCAATATTCTTTACATAAAATACTTTTTTCTTTAAAAAATTTATTAGCATCTTCCTTACCAAGTTTATCTATTATATCTTTTTTTGTAAATTTCACTCTTTGTTTACATTTTAGAGACCTATTACGTTGTTCTATACTGCTAAAATATCTTGCTTCTTCTTCAGAAAAGCCCTGTTTTATCCAATATTCTTTATAATTTTTATGTGTTTCTTTCCATTTATTTTCACTTTTTTCAGCCTCTTCTTTACCGAATAAACTGTGTATTCTAACCCATTTATTTGGTGGATTATGTCCAATACAATTAATATTTTCACATGTTTCTACGATTTTAGACCCCACACGATTTACATGATAGGATATTAATGACCCACATAATTGGCATATTGGCTGTGTATCTGATATCTTCTTATTACTATAAAAAAAACCTGCCATAAAAAATCTTATTTTAATATAAATATTTTCTACATTTGGAAAAACCGGGCATTTTTAATTATTTAATTTTTTTATAAAATTCTTCAATTGTAAGTGTTTCTATATCAAGCGTTTTTTTATTCCTGACTTTAATTAATGAATTACCTAAAATGCATTTACCAACTCCCGTTTTTCCAATAACAAAGAAACTTCCATAAGTTGCGCTGTTAGTGAAACCAACACGATTTCTTCTAATAGCATTGCAAATTTTGTCAATTGCTTCATCTTGGCCAATAACATATTCTTTCAATTTTTTATCAAGATTTGAAAGTGATTTCTTATCATTGGTATTAAGTTGAGCAAGAGGAATCTGCACAGACCTCGAAAATACTTCAAGGACATCATTTCTTGTAATTAATATCGGGTTTGTTTTAATTGCTTTTTTATGCTCCGCTTCAATTTCAATAATTTTTACCGTAAGTTCCTTTGATTTTTTTTCTTTGGCTTCAGCCTCATCAAATTTATCGTTTTTCTTTAATTTTTCAACTTCTTTATCAATTTCATTTCTCTCAGAATAAAGTTCATCAAGGTCATCTGACCTGAAAAAATCTATATGGAACTGTGCGCCAACCTCGTCGAGTATATCAATTGCTGAATCAGGAAGATTTCTTTCGGTAAGATATTTGTCTGAAAGTTCGCAACATGCAACAATTGCATCATCAGTATATTTTACTGAATGATATTTTTCATATTCAGGTTTTAAACCTTTTAGTATTTTAATTGTCTCATTTACTGATGGCGGGTCAATATTCACTTTTTGAAAACGACGGCTCATTGTAGGATTTGAATCTATGGTCGTGCGGTATCCCTTAAAATCTGTCGTGGCAATTATCTGAACGTCACCATTTTCCAACAAAGAACCCCACACATTACCGGAATCTTTTTCCATTGTACTTTTTTCAGCAAATACAGAGGACACATCGTCAATGAAGAGAATACAATCCTTAGTTTTCTTTAATTCAGCAATAAGATTATTAAGACGTTCTTCAAACATCCCCCTCCATTGTGTTCCCGCCACAAGACTTGTTGGATTCAACATAAGGATTCGTTTATTTCTAAGTTGTGCGGGCACTTTATAATCATTTATCATATGAGCCAAACCATGCACCAATGATGTTTTTCCAACACCGGCCCCGCCAACAATTATTACATTGTTTTTCTTTCTTCGACAAAGAATACGAATCATTTCATCAAGGTCATTTTCTCTACCAATGATGTTATCAATCTTCTTTTTTCTTGCAAGTTCAGTTATATCACTACAATAACCATCCAAAATAGAATTTACTGTTTTTTTACTGTTTTTAACAGTATTACCAGACAATAAATCAGAAAGTTCATTAAACGAACTGACCCCAATCACTTCAACTCTTCGTGTCGGTGTATAACTTGTTGTTGGAGCCATTTCTTCAACAGATTCATTTTCGTCATTATTAGCCTCATTTTTTATCATTTCAACTTTTTTCATGACAATTTTGTAATCAACGCCCGCACGATTAAAAACCTTTTTCACTGAATTATTTGGAATATGTTCACCCAGGAGAGCAAGAAGAACATGAATACTATTCATGGTTTTATCACCCAACCCTTCCATCTCTTTTTCAGCATATCCTAAAATATCTTCAGCATTCTTATCCAATCTTATTTCCCTGTTAGGGTTGACAGCGGACAACGCTTTTTTATTAAGGAGTTCAAAATATGTATCATGAATTGTATTTAATGCAAGCGATGTTAAATAATTGGTAAGGATTCCGTATGCATAACAGTCTTTTTTCTGTAAAAAAGCAAGCACAAAATATTCTACCGATATAATCGGTGAAGGTAGTTCCCTACTCAATGAGTTCTCAATAAATCCCAACAATTTCTTTAACTCATTAGAGAATTTCTCATTTTCCATGTACTTCATTATAAAAACTTGTTTTTCTGAAATAATTTAACTATTTTTACAACAAAAATCAATAGCATATGATATTAAAATCGGTTTATAATGAAAATACTTTAACTGAAAAAGTTTGGTATGATTCTTCATCCGTTGTATATTCGGAATTCATCGAACATGAGAACGATAATAATGGTGAATTGTTCGTTACATTTAAAAATGGGGGAACTTATCACTACAAAAATGTGGATATGGTTCGAGATTATGTAATGTTCAAAAACGGGGGTCTTGATGGGTCACAAGGTAAGGCTTTGAATCAGCACATTAAATCTAAGTATGAATTTGAAAAACTTGAGAATAAGGATGTACAGCTTCTTCTTGAAGAAATGAATAATACTATGACTGATATAGAAGCCAAATATAATACAATTTTTATTTCAGGGCATAGAAATATAACTGAAGAAGAATTCAATAAAAATTACTGTGAACGTATCCGTGGGGAACTAATTGCCAATCCCGAACTTATGTTCGTCATCGGTGATTATCATGGGGTTGATATAATGGCACAGAATTTCCTTTTAGACCAACTTGAGATTAACCCTGAAAAAGTCACTGTTTACCACATGTGGGATAAACCAAGAAATGCAAATCCTAAGGTAATTAATTTCAAAGGTGGATTTACAAGTGATAGTGAACGCGATGAGGCAATGACAAAAGCATCATACCGAGATATTGCTTTTGTTAGAGATAATAAAGTAATGTCAGGCACGGCAGAGAATATCCTACGTCGTTTTCTTATTGACTAACTATTTATTACGAAAATAATGCATTATAAACAATAAATTACAATGGAAAGATTACACAGAGAACAGCCTATGGTTGAGGATGTAAAGTTCACCCCTGTTGTTGAGCAGATGGGTGTTGAATATCGTGGTATGAAAGGAGGCGAAGTAGAAGTTGATAACCTCCCTGTTGACACTATGGAAGGACTCATGGTTTCAACTATGATTCCTGAGGGTTTTTATGCTAAACCTGCAGCACCTGCTGAGGAACCTGAGGATGAGCCTACAACAGAAGAAGATATATGAAGGGGAGGGACAGTGAAATTGTCCAATGATGTGCAGGCATCTACAGTTATTCAAATCGAAAAAGGGGTAAAATCTGAAGTTAACCTTAATGGTAAAACTATAACCGCCGGCGTTTTTACTGAAAGTAATGGTGAAGTACTTGAAGGTGCTTCAGACAGTTACACTTTTTGGGTTAAAGATGGAGGAGAACTTGTTATCGAAGGTGATGGTAATGTAGTTGCACAGGAAGCAACATACAGTATGGCTGTATGGGCTCAGGGTGGTAACGTAATTATCAAGGATGGTAAGTTCTACAATGGAGGTGATGGTTGTGACCTTATTTATGCGAGTGCAGGTGGTAAAGTATATATCTATGGTGGCGAATTCCACGCAACCAAACGCGAGGGAGGAGAGACCGGAACCAAAAATGAGTATTCCGCACTTAACATTAAGGACAAGGATAGAAATAATTCGGAGATTGTTGTTTATGGCGGTAAATTCTTTGGATTCAACCCAGCAAACAACGTATCAGAAGGACCAAATACTAATTTTGTTGCTGAGGGTTATAAATCAGTTGAAACAAGTGAAGGCGTTTGGGAAGTTATGGCTATCTAATAAGAAGATGAAATTAATTGAAAAGACAGCGTTAAACGCTGTCTTTTCTTTTATTCTTTAAAAACTATTTATTGAAAAAATCTGTGTTTTATGGGGAAGATACAATTAAGTGAAAATCAATTCAATGATTTCATATTAAATATTGTTAAAGAAAGTGTTGAACATTTTTTAGATAAATGGGAGTATGATAATCATGATGCGGGTCAGCAAAGATTAATGAATAATTATGATGGCGAGGCCATTGATGAAATGGATTCTACTATTGAACGTTATGGTTGGGAAATTGCGCCTATTATGAAAACAGTTGTTAGGAATGGTAAAGAATATACTGCCTATATTTGTATCCCTAAAGAAGGCGCACAGAGAATTGGCGATTGGGCTTATGTTGCAGGTGACTTGAATATGATAGCAAACAAATATGGTATGGTGGTTGAACATGGTCGTTACAAAGGTATTGTAACCAATACCCCTGAGATGGAAGAGAAACCTAAGAAAGTGAAAAGAGGGATGGAACCTGAGGCTACTGCCGATAAATCAGGTGCACATTTCTTTATAATCAAACCGCGTTCAGAATCAAATTTTTAATATGAGTAAACAAGCAGGATATCGTTATAAAGAGGCTATAAACGAGTCTCAGGAATCGGAGTCAATTAAGGCTGCGAGGAAACTTTATATGCAACGCCGTGGGGTGGATGAGACTGAAGCCGACAGATGGGTTCGTATTGACCTTCGTGGTGATATTCCTGCATTAAGAAGTAAACAAGGCGGAAAATTCATATTTGGTGTAACAAGAATGTTCCTTGATGGGGAAATCAGAAATGCTGAGACAATTGAAGGCATAAATACTGCTGTTCAATATGCATCATCAGAAGCGCATATAAAGGAGTATGATAGAAATCTTAATAACCTTTCAGCACAAGAGTTTATAAATAAGTTTGCTGACATGGCAAAAGCAGATTCGCAGGCAGATAGACAAGCACGTTCACAAGAAGAATATTTAGGTGATTCCGAATATCAAATAATTCCAATCAACTCATTTGATGAGGCATTACAATATCGGGATTATACAAGTTGGTGTATCACCCGATATGAAAATATGTATGATTCATATACTTCCAACGGAGTTGCACAATTTTATTTTTGCCTGAAAAATGGATTTGAAAATATTAAACCTATTGCAGGACACAACTGTCCTTTGGATGAATATGGGCTTTCAATGATTGCTGTTTGTGTTGACAAGGATGGACGTTTAAAAACATGTACTTGTAGATGGAACCATGACAAAGGGGGTAATGACCATGTTATGGGCACAAAACAGATAAGTCAAGTTATCAATAGAAATTTTTATGAGGTTTTTAAACCCAATGATAAATGGGAAATGGCTTTTCAAAAAATCAAAGCCGATTTAAAAGCTGGTAAAGAATATCATCAGATTTTTGAATTTGTTTCGTCCCCTTCTGAGGGTATTACCAAGGTAAAATATGCAAAACAATGGAATTTCCTTAATGAAAACCGTGAATTCATATCAGAAACGTGGTTTGACCTTGCAACTGATTTTGCCAACGGTATAGCCGGAATACGAATTGAAAATAAATGGAATTTCATTAACAAACAAGGTCAATATATTTCACAGGAATGGTTTGCCAATATAAGTTGGGTTGGTGGTTATGATATTGAGACAAAGCAACCTATATCTTGGATTCCTGTACAAAAATTTGGGGACCATTCTTGGTATTTTATGAATTATGATGGAAATTTTATGTCTGACCAAGGATGGGAAGAAATTGATTCGTTTTATAATGGATGGGCAAGAGTTAAATGGAAAACACAATTTAATTACATTAATGCTAATAATGAACTTATTAGTGATGAATGGTTTGTTGAAGCCAATCCTTTTCGTAATGGGTATGCGTGTGTGTACAGCAATAAAAGAGGATGGAATTGGTTGTCAACTCGCGGTAATCTGATTCTTCCTGACCATTACGCCGACTATTTAAAAAACTTTGATAAAGATGGCTATGCATTATTCAGACATGATGGTAAATGGGGTGTAATAACAAATGAATGCGAGGTTGTTGTTGAACCGCAATATCGTCATATAGATGGGGAAAATAGAGGGGTTGCGAGAGTAGAAAATGATGAGGGATTAAACAATTACATTTATATACCTACAGGCGAGATACTTCTTGATAAATGGGTTTCACAAGGTAGATTACCTCGTTTATATAAAAATTGTATATATGCTGAAGTTTACTGGAATGATAACGACCCATATCCAGAAGATGTGTTATTGAAAAAAATGACGGGAAGTTTTATGAGTAGATTTAGACACAATGAAAATAAAACAATCATTATATCCGAAAGACAGGCTGAATTACTTAAAGAACATATATTGAATGAAGGGCTTTCACAGATAGTATATCATTTTACATCTATTGATAGCCTTTATGGAATTGTTATCAATAATAAATTTTATTTAAAATCAGGTATTTTTGGTGGTGGCTCTGACCTTGGCGGTGGAAAACGTATGTTTTACCTATCAACCACAAGAAATAGGAACGCCAAAGAAGGCTATTCTTTTATGGGTAAAACAAGTGTGCGTATAACACTTGATGGTGAAAAACTTGCTCAGAAATATCATGGTCAACCTTTTAATTATTGGGGAGACGATTCTTTAGGCCGTATGAAATATCTTAATCCTGAAAAAGTAGGAATGCCAAAAAGATGGGGACCTGGAGTAGGCAGACATGCTGAAGATGAAACTGAAGACCGAGTATGGTCTTATAAAGCAACCATAGAAAATGCTCTTTCGTATATAAAAAGAGTTGATGTCTGTATTTTTAATGAGAATGAAATCACTGAACTTGATACGAGGATAGCAAATATGGAATCTCAAGGTAAGACTGAACTTGTTTATGCTTTGAAAAGGAAAAAAGAAACGCTTCTTCAGGAAAATGAAGAAATGAAACGAAAAGTATTTGATTTAAAACGTTCTTTAAAAGATAGGCTTTTCATATACGATAATGATGAAGCATTTGCATTTGGTGGTAATGGTTATGTTAACCCTGAATGGCTAAATGATTGGTCTAATGATGAGGGTATTAGGGATAGAATTGCTAATGCTTCCCAACATTCCAACTTCCGAACACAAGCAACGACAAAAAGAGCGTTGGCTGCTGCATTGGCCATTATGGTAGGGAAAATGTCACCAAAAGATTATAGAAAAGCAATCATCAGGTTTTGTGAACAATATGGTTTTAAAGACCTTATTGATAATGATATATTTAGAATGGTGACTGATTATATGTGGCGTTATTCAAATGATATTGCTTACATTGCATCGGAAATAAATCCTTCGTATAATCACAATAGGGAAGATATTGCGAAAATACAAAATATGCTTACACATTGGATGAGGAAAAACGGTTATTCATCATTAAGAGATATTAAACTTTTCGAGAATGAAGAAATAAAAAAAGTTCGTCAAGGAATGATTGCGTATGAGGAACATGAGCCTGATTATGAAATTGGGTTTGAAGGACCTGATGCATCTGACTATGCGCACATAATAAGTGAGGATGTTAATCCTGAAGATGTTGACCTTTCATCATTTGAAATTAAGAAAAAACTTAATCCAAAATTTTGGAAAGACAATAAACTTGATTCAAGAGTTAGGTTAAAATTACTTGATATTGCAGACGATTTTACTGATTTTCTTAATGTGAATTGGGTTAAACCTTCGGATATAACAATGACTGGTTCATTGGCGAATTATACTTGGAATGAAGAATATTCTGACATTGACCTTCATATTATATTGAATTATAAAGATGTTGATGAAAGAACGGATTTTGTTAAAAACTATTTTGATGCTAAGAAAAAAGAATGGAATGAAAAACATAAAGATATAAAGATTTATGGTTTCCCAGTCGAAGTATATGTACAAAATGAAAATGAGCCACACAAATCAAGTGGTGTATATTCGTTGGAAAAGAATGAGTGGGTAACAGAACCCGATGTAAATAACTTTAGTGAGGATGATTATGACAAAAATAACGTCAAAACAAAAGTTGCTGATTTCATGAATAAGATTGATGGACTTGAAAATGATTTTAATACAACTGATGACGAACATCAAATTGAAATAATTTTTGATGATGCCGAAAGTCTATTCAACGATATCAAGGATGAACGGAAAAATGCTTTTAAAGAAACAGATAAAGAACTTTCTGACGGAAATATTGTGTTCAAAACACTTAGAAGAAACGGATATATAGAAAAAATATCAGATTTAAAAAACAAAACATACGATAAAATTAACTCTTTAGATTAGTTTTCAAATATATAAGATATTTATTGCAAAATAAGGAAAAAAATATAATCGATTATATGGCTAATTTTGATGCTCAGCTCCAACGCATGCAAAGTCTGATGACTTATGGTGCTGTCAAAGAAAACAAGAAACAGGCAAGTGGCACTATGGAATATCATGCTATTGGTGCTGACGGTAAGGCTTACGGTATAATCCGTGAGAATCAGAAATTCTATATAAAAACAGCTCCGAAACAACACGAAATGGTTGCAGAGGCTTATGATTATATAGGAGGTTTCAACAACAAGAAACAATATGAGTATACTATGCTCAGCGATGCTAAGAAAAATTTCGACATGAAACTCATGGCAATCAAGGAATCTTATGCACCTAAAACAAATTTCTCTTTGTCAGATTTTGAGGTGAAAGGAGATGTCATGAGCGAGTGTGGTAAAAATATGATGAACGAAATTGCTCGTCAGCGGCAGATTATGAATAATGCTGCAGCAATCATGAACGAGGCATCAACAATAGGGTGTTCAAACACAGGAAATCCTGAAGCCCCAAAAACAACATCTTTCAACGCTAAAGTTGGCGAACCATTCGAAGAGACTGCAACAGCAGAACTTGATAAGGATTTCAACAAGACAGCATCTGACCCTGAGAAACAGGGTGAGCCATTCGGTGATAATGCAAAGACTGAGGAACCGAAAGATGCTGAATACGTACCAAGTGGGTCTGTAGCAAATCAGAAGCCAAAGGGTGGTAAAGTTGTTAAGGTTGATGAGTCCACCATGAAAGTTTGGGAGATGATGGCAAAACTCGACAAGAATTTCAATATCAATGAGGCTTGTGAGGAGTGGGGCTCATGTGGTCTTCCTTCTGATGAGGGTGTTGGTAGCCCTGAAGGACATCTTATGGAAGATGAGGAAATAGCAGGCCTTGATGATGAGGGAATGGAATTTGCGGAAGATGAATTTGAATCTGTAGAGGAAGAGATGCCTGAAATAGAAGGTGAAGAAGTTCCTGAAGCAGAGGAAGAATTCGATGAAGATGAATTTGATTTCGAAGAATTCGATGATGAGAATGCTGAAGGCGCAGAGCCTGAAGAGCCTGAAGAGGCTGAGGGTGCTGAAGAGGCTGAGGCAGACATGGAAAACCCCGAATCAAGCGAACTTGACGAACTCCGTGCTGAAATAGAATCTCTTAAGGCACAGCTCGCAGAACTTAAAGGCGAGGAACCTGAAATGGGTGAAGAACCGGTAGAAGATGACCTTGGAATTGAGGAACCTAATTTTGATGAAACTGAAATGGATGGCGCTGATGAATTTGCAGAAGAGCCTGAGATGGAAGACGAGCCTGCAGGTGAAGAAGTTGAAGAAACATTTGACCCTGAAATAGATGCTAACTATGAGGATGAACCTGATTTCGGACTTGATGAGGCGAGGAAGGCTGAACTTGAGTCGATAATCGAAGGACTTACTCAGAGATATCTTAACGAAGACAAACTTAATGTTTTTGGAAAACATCCGGGTTACAGAAAGAAGCCAATGACACTCCCTGCAACAGGTTCTGATGGTGACGAGAAAACAACTGATTGGAATGATGAGTCTGTTTATTCAGAACAGCCGTTCGGAGAGAAAATCGGAGACAGCGCACCATTTGAAAAGGCTATCGAAAAAATTGTTGATAGCGTAATGGAAGGAATTACTAAAAAAAAAATCTAACTGAAAGCGATATCGAAGAAAGGAAAGTATTGAAAGTGGGCTCGAAAGAGAAAGCACCTGCAATGCCTGAAGTTCCTGAGATTCCTGAAGCACCTGCAGATGATATGGGGGAAGACCCTATGATGGGAGGACCTGAAATGCCTGCAGCGGAAGAGGAAATGCCTGAAGTACCTGAAGTTCCCGAAACAGAGGGGGATGATGACAGCACAATGTCAATTATTAACCAACTTTCTGACGAAGATAGGGAATCGGTACGTGCTTATGCTGAAAGCATGTTAAATAAAAGTGAGGGTGAAAATGAAGAAACACCTGAAGTTCCCGAGACAGAAGACATTCCTCAGATGAATCCACAGGAAGGAAAACGTTTTACCAAGAAACAACTTAAAGAAGAGTTCGGTGTTAAACCTGAAGAGGATAGCGAAAAAAGAATGGTAAACAAAAAACGTACTGACATAAAAAAGGGGAATCCTTTCAATCCACCAAAATTTAACTAATATCAAGCCCACCAAACACGGTGGGCTTTTTTAATGATATAAACTATTTATATGAATAAAAGGAAATGTTATGGCTAAAACAATCTATATAACAGAAGCACAGTTAAATACGCTTAAAAAATATATTCAAGAAGAAGGAAACTCATTGGAGATTACTGTAACCCCTGATGAAGGTGAGACTGTGGATGATGCAATTGCAAATTCTAAGGAGAATATTGAACAGGTGGCAGGCTCTCAAGCCGCTGCTGATACCAAATTCACTTTAAAGGGTAATGCGTTCGAAGGAAAGACTTATACTAAAAAAGAGATTGAAAAAAGCCGTCTTCATAAGACATTGAAGGAAGGTAAAAAATATACAAAAGAAGAATTCACAAAACATATCCTTAACAAATGAGTAAAACAATCATCATAAACGAAAAGATATTGAACTCCCCTTTATTAAAGGAGGGGATTCTTCTTAATGAACTCCCTGATGATATCCGTCAACAATTAAAAAACAACGATACATCATTGGGCTCAAGCCCGGCATTTCCTGATGAATATGGCGATTCTTTCGATACTAAACTCACATTGAAACGTTTCGAGGAAACTAAGAAAATGCTTGAACGTATTGGGAAAATTGAAGGATGTGACAGTATTGAAAATGCATTGCCAATGCTTATTGAAAAATGTAAGAAAATAGAAGAACCAATTAAGGCTAATCTCGAAAAAATTGCATATAATTTTATTGTGGAACATTTTAATGTCCCTGAAGGTTCCATTAATTTTTCCACAGAACTTAAAGATAATCTTGAAGGCATTGGTATGAACGTAAGGGTTCAATCAGAGGATACTGATTTCGAGTTTGAAAATTCCGTTCATAAAAAAGAACTTAATGACGATATTAGAAAACGCAGGGTTATCAATGCACTCATGACCGGTGCGGCATTGAGGATATCTTCAAATATTAAACTGTACATCGCCGAGATATATGATTTGGAACCCAAACTCCCTGACTTATATCGAAAGATATTGGCATTGAATGATTATCTTCTTTTTACTAACATAAATGATGTACCTGAGGATAAAACAAATCAATTAGGTATGTCTAAAATAACAATTGGTAATGAAGAGACGAAATCAGAGGTTGTTGTTGAGGCTTGCATTTTTCCAATTCTTATATATGAAGAGGTGAGAGCATTTTTAGAACTTTCTGCAGCACATGGTCTTCCAATGAAAAAAGAAGAAGCGAATTATGTTATGTCCAAAGCAGATTATCTTCAGGCAGAACCTTGGGATATGAGGCTCGGTCCTGCCATGTGGGATAAATTGTCTGATATGATGGGTGATGTTGATTCCAAACTAATTCCTTATGTTTTTATGGAAATCTGTAAGTTAAAACCATCTAAATTCAACCTTCTTATGCAGGAAGTGCTTAGTGGAACAAAGAAAGGACATAGGGTTATACAAAATATTGTACAATATTGCACCGAAAATTACGAATACGATGATTTTCAAAATCGCATGAAAAAAATGAATGCTGATATTGCAATAATCAACGATGAATATATAAGGCCTGAGGAGTTATAGTTTTGTACATTAAAAACTATTTATCTACTAGACATTAAAACATTTAAAATCATGTTGAAATCAAATCTTACTGAGATAACAAAAAATAAAGTTGGAACCGGTCTTCTTTTGGAAAACGATGGCTACATTTCAATGTCTGAAGGAGAGAATAAAAAACTATTCGAATCTGTTAAGAAGATAAATGAGGGACTTAATGACGGTGAGTTTTACTGCCCTTATCCTTTTGTCGTACATGCTGTGTTCCAAAAATTTGGTATTGAAAACGCTAACGGGCGTATATATCCGGAAGATGTACTTAAAAAGCAAGTGGCGATATATCAGCAAAAGATAAACGAGAAACGCGCTTATGGGGAAACAAATCATCCGGATTCAAGAACATCAGTAAATCTTGACCTTGTTTCAATGAATATCCTTGAACTTCATTGGGAAGGACAGACACTTGTCGGACAACTTGAAGTAATCACAACACCGGGTTTTAGAAAGTATGGTATCGCAAGTTCAACAGGAGACCTTACAGCAAATTTACTTCTTCAGGGCCTTAAAATAGGCGTGTCTTCAAGAGGTGTTGGTTCTGTTGAACATAAATTTGGAAAGTACATAGTGGGGGACGATTATGAAATCATTTGTTGGGATTATGTTAGTGACCCAAGCACCAGAAATGCATGGGTTGACATCGAAAAAGAAAAATTAACCCCATATCTTGAAAATACGGAAAATAAAAAACCAATTCTTTCAGAGAATACAAAATTGGATAAATTTAGTAAATGGTTGAATGATTAATTAATTCATTTATTTCTATCTAAATTGTTCGTTTTTAGATATTTTCTGAAAATATATGATATTTATTTTAAAAATAATGTAAAAAATTGCTTGTTTTCTAATGAGTACAACTAATAAAAATAACAAAAAGACAGTTTCAGAGGCTCTCCTTGAAATGGATAAGGTGTCCAAAGCCCTCAAGGAAGAAAGCAAGGCTACTCTGTCTTCACTTCTCTCAGAGGCAATCAAAGAATATCTTAATGAAGAGATTGGTGCTGATGATGAGGAAGAGAAGGATGATGAATATTCAATCGAAGATGACGCTGCTGAGAATGAGAATGATGCTGACGAAACCACAGTAGATGATGAGGGTGCTGAAGAGGAAATACCTGCTGAGGAACCTGAGGCTAATGCTGAGGACCTGAATGAACCTGAGGAAGGTGATGGTGAAGAATGGTCAGGACTTGACGACTTCAAAGTAGATGATGAAACATACGATTTGACTACCGGCGAGAAAGGCGATGAAACACTCGTAAAGGTTTATAAACTCCTTAAGGATACAGACCAAGTAGTTGTCAAACAAGAGGGTGACAGCGTATCATTGAAGGATAATGAAACTGGTGCTGAGTATGTCATAAAGACCGGATGCGAAGAAGAGGCTCCTGTCGCTGAAGAAAACGAATTTGAGTTTGAATTTGATGACGAGGAAGAGACTCCTGAAGCAGAAGGCGAATTTAATAACGACGAAGAAGACGAAAAAGTAATGGAAGGAAAAGAAATGGTATACGAGATTGACCTCGGATACACAGACAACTACCAAGATAAGGACCCAATTCAAGGACTTAGCAACAACGAGCCTTCTAAGTCGGGAAAATCTTGGCACAAAGGCGTTCCAACAGGAACTGAAAAACCTTGGGCTTCTAAAGGTGATGATGCACCGTTTGAGGAAAAAGCCGCATGTAATGAAGAGGAATTGCTCACCGACATCGCTGCAGATGATATTGCAAGCGGAGAGGAGATGCCTGTAGAGGAAGGAACTAATGTAACCCTCCCTAACAGAAGAAAAAAAAGCAAGAGCCATTCAATGCAGCAGAAGGATTATCCAAAGGTTGCACATCATGATTCACAGAACGGAGACTATAAGGCTCTTGAGGAAATGGTGAAGAAACTTCAGAAGGAAAACAAGGAAATGAAGGCTATGATTCCTCAGATTAAGAAAGCGATGAATGAAAGTGTTCTTGTTAACTACAAACTTGGACGAATCGTTAAACTTATTTCTGAGAACGCAACAACAAGAAAAGAAAAGATTGATATCATCAATCGTTTCAATGAAAATGCTAAATCAATCAGCGAAACAAAGAGCCTCTACGAATCAATCAAGAGAGAACTTAACGCTTCAGCAAATTCAAAGAAACCTGTTCTTGAAAACAACGGAATCAAGGCTGAAAAACCACAGGTCGTTGAAACAACAGTATATCAGTCGAACGACCTTAAGGAAATGCTTGACTTCATGAAGAGAATGGAGAAATGCTAATCCTTAAAAAACAAATAAATAAGAATAAACAACATTAGAACATAATTATGGCTAACGAATTTTTAAGAAGTGGTCAGTTCGAAAGCATTGAACTGAACGAACAGAAGAAAGTTAGAGGAATGATTAACGAGCGTTGGGACAAGCTCGGACTTACTGCAGGTCTCGACGGATATATCAAAGATAATATCGCAGCCCTCTACGAGAATGAGGTTAAATACCTCCTTAATGAAGCAACTGCTTCTGACAACAGCGGCTCATTCGAGACTGTTGTATTCCCTATCATCCGCCGTGTATTCAGCAAGCTCCTTGCTAACGACCTCGTGTCAGTACAGGCAATGAACCTTCCTATCGGAAAACTTTTCTTCATCCTCCCTGTAACTTCAGAGCGTCAGTGGAGCGCAGAGGAAATGGCTGATGGTGTAACAGGTTCACACTACGGACTTATGGGTTATGAAAGAACTGACCGTAAGGATGGTTCACAGCACAACCGCTTCTATCTTCCTGATGAGGCTGTTAACGGTGTTGACAGAACTAACCCTGAGGTAACTCAGTACATGGAGAAGTCTCTTTATGACCTTTTCTACAACGATTTCCTTTATGATAACTCTAAGGGTAAAATCACTATCAAGGTTTCTGATAAGGTAACTCCTAAGAAATGGGATAAGGGTGTCCTCGCTGATGCTGCTGAAGATTTCTCAGATGTTCCTGTATTCGGTCTTGACGGTACTGTACGTAACGTAATCCTTGAGGTAGGTGGTTTCGCATCTTACAACGCAGGTAAACTTACAGGTCCTGACGGAAACGAAATGGATACTGAGGCATTCCTCGCATCTCTTAAGGTTATCGCTCCTGCTATCGACGGTGGTGAGAACGCTTCTTCTTTCGCAGAAGGTGAGTCTCTTCAGTTCCGCGTTGTAACTCAGAAGTATGGTAAGGGCATCGTAGAGTATGGCAACCCTTGCTCTGCAGAAGGTAAGATTCTCCTTGAGGTTGACCTTTCTAAGCCAGTTATCAAGCAGCAGGCAACTGTTGACGGTTATGTAGGTGTTCCTGCAGCAGCTCTCGCAGGTAAGAAGTTCCAGGTTGCTTGGGCTCAGTACGATTCACTCGAACTTGAGACTGAGATTGGTGAGGTTTCTTTCAAACTCGATTCAGTAACTGTATCAGTTGAGGAACGCAAACTTCGTGCTACTTGGTCTCCTGAACTCGCACAGGACGTTGCAGCATTCCATAACATCGACGCTGAGGCTGAGCTTACCGCTATCCTCTCAGAGCAGATTGCAGCAGAGATTGACCGTGAGATTCTCCGTGACCTCCGTAAACTCGCTCCATGGCAGGCTCGTTTCGATGTAAACGGTTGGAGACGTATGGCAGGTTATTCAACTAACTATACTCAGAAAGACTGGAATCAGGAACTTATCACTAAGGTAAATCAGATTTCTGCTCAGATTCAGAAGTCAACTCTCCGTGGTGGTGCTAACTGGCTCGTAGTTTCTTCAGAGATTAATGCTCTCCTTAACAACCTTGAGTATTTCCACGTAACTGACGCTTCAGCTGAGTCTGATACTTATAACATGGGTATCGAGCGCGTTGGTTCACTTCAGGGACGTTATCAGGTATATGTTGACCCATATGCTCCATCTTATTCACTTATCATGGGACACAAGGGTAAGTCACTCCTTGACACAGGATACATCTATGCACCATACGTGCCAATGCAGTTGACTCCAACAATGTATAATCCTTTCAACTTTGCACCTGTTAAGGGAATCATGACGAGGTACGCAAAGAAATGTGTTAACAACAAATTTTATGGAGGCATAAAGGTCGATGGCCTTGTAACATGGAACATTAACGAACTTCGCTAATCTAACTTGCTGAAAAGCAACTACTTATATAAAGGCTGTGAAATTAATCACAGCCTTTATTTTTGTATATTTTAATCCATTTAATTTTGTTTTTAATTGACGTTTTAGTGAACATTTCGTGTTATTTACCGATTTTTTGTTGTTTTAGTGAATAATTATTTGTATATTTACAAAAATAATAAATAAAAAATGTTTTTATGAGAGAATTTACCAATGAAGAAATAACTTCAATAATTGAAGATTATTCTAACAAAATTAGCACTGTTAAAATTTCTAAAAAGTTTAGAACATCACCACAAAAAATAAAAAACATATTAATGGATAACGGAATTGACATTCATGACCCATCTAAAACCGTAGGATTCACCCGTAAACCAAATAACTATTGGGAGAATAGGGATAATATATCCGAGGCTATGAAAAAATGTAAAACAAGAAGAGAGTTTTCACAAAAATATAGTCGTGCTTATTCTATTGCAAGAGAGAAAGGATGGTATGAAGAAATGGCAAATCTTTATTTTAATAAAGAGGATTCATTTAACAATTATACTGCCAAAATTCATATGGTTTATGCTTATGAATTTAAAGAATTAAACCATGTTTATGTGGGGAGAACATTGGATTTGAAGAGGAGACACCGTGAACATAGTAAAGATGAGAAAGATGGCGTTTTTAAATTTGCAAAAGATAATGGATGTAATATACCAAATGTTAGAATATTAGAAAAAGATTTAACAGCAGAAGAAAGTCAAATACAAGAAAATTTTTGGATTGAAGATTATTTAAGGCATAAATGGTTAATAATTAATAAATCATCAACAGGTATTAATAAAAGTTCATTGGGCGGTTCATTTAGAAAATGGAATTACGAAAAATGTAAGATAGCAGCCTCCAAATGCACAAGTAAAGAAGATTTTAAAAATAAATTTGTTGGCGCATATAATATTTCACGAAAATATGGGTGGATTTATGATTTTTTCGATTTTAACTTAAAAAAAGAAAACGGTTGTTTTAATACATTTGAACAATGTATTAATGAAATCAAAAAATATAAAACTCTTGGGGGAATCAGAAAAAATTATCCATTTTTATATCATAAAATATGTAAAAACAAATGGAATGATAAAGTTAGAGATATTTTGGGATATACCCCTAAACAGGTTTCAAAAAAAGTATATAAATTAAAAGATAAAGCAATAAAGGAAGAATATAAATTGTTGGATGTAAATACAAAAAATCTAAGTAATAAAGAACTCATTTTTTATTATATGATATATGCCCCATCAGTCAATATTTACCCTAAAATTTTGAATATAAGCAAATATGGGGAAAAAACTATTTTTGTGATAGAAGATAAAAAAATCGCATTCGTTGTTATTGGTGTTAATAACTATAGAAACAAAAAAATAAATATTGAAAATACATACGGATATTCAGTACATGTTATATATGATTGTGAAATAAACCCCATGGATTTCAAATTAGAAAATAAAATTGATTCCATTTTAAACATTAGGCGAGAACTTGGATGTATTACTTTAAATGCAAGAGATTGTAAAGTTGGAGAAATTTGTTCTCAATGCGCCAACGAATTTTTAAATACTAATCATATACAAGGTGAATGTAGTTCCACAATTTATTTGGGTGCAACATATGATAACATTTTAGTTGGCGTCATGACTTTTAAGAATGGTTCTTTAACTAATAAAGGATGGGAGTTAAATAGATTTGCAACAGATTTCCATTTTATAGTGAGAGGCTTGGGTAGTAAGATGTTTAAATATTTCATAAACCACTATAATGTTGATAGTGTAATATCATTTGCTGATAGAAGGTGGACATCTTCATTAAATAATGTTTACACCAAAATGGGGTTTGAATTCTGTCATATTACACCACCTTCATATAAATATCTATCCGTAGATACATCTGACTCCAAATTGTATAATAAATTTGGGTTTAGGAAACAAACGTTACTTAGAAAACATCCCGGCTTTCTAACCCCTGAAATGACAGAAACGGAAATGGCTAAGAAACTTGGTTACGATAAAATATGGGATTGCGGACTCATAAAGTATATATGGAAAAAACCTGAGGAATAAACCTCAGGTTTTCATTTTTTTTACATTATACACGAAATCGTGAACAGAGTGAGCGTTTTGCTGATATGTTCTGTAAGTCCATCTGCATTGTATCCTATGCTGATGTAAAGGTAGTTAAACAGAGCATTGCTGCTTAATTACCATCGTTTGGAATCAATTTGCTTCATAAAATTTGAAAGGAATTGTCTGTATTTTAGGGACACATCACCAAGATTATCAAGTTGCTCTTGAGGGATAACATCCAAATAGTCGTTTATTAAATAACGTGTAATTCTATTAATTTCAGTTAATTCATTCTGTACACCAGTATTCCCCCATGGCATATACTCTTCACTTTCTTTCAATACTTTCTTTACTGATTCAGAAATAACTTTTTTCAAGTCAGATTCTGTTAATCTTATTGTGTTTTTCTTCATATTTCACTATTTTCATATTTTTTATTGATGTCTTTCATTAAAATCTTGTTCGTCAGGAGTAAGATGCCTTTTCTTATAAGTATCCAAATCCCAATATCTATAATTATCTAATGCATAATCTAATTTTTTCTCAATATCATCTGCAACTTCATCATGTGACCTACCCCCAAATGTTGAATTAAATTTGTCTTTCTCATGACCTTTCAAAGAAACCAACTGTTTCTTTTTTCTTTGAACATAAGTTTGCACTTCAGAAAAAAGATTTTTTATTTTTTGCGCAAGAATTGGACCTTGCGTGTTTTCAGGTTGTTCATCATCTTTATACCAATGTTCATATGCTTCACCTTTCAATGCCTGTTGCATTTTATTACATGCTTCTTCAAAATCGTACATGGCACCATCAAGCATATCAACTCTGTTATCAGATTTCTTTACGGCATCTTCTGCAGTTCCCCAAGAGATTTCGTTTAAAATCCTTTTTGTTGATTCGACCAATATGTAATTAAATTCTTTCTCAGCCAGTTTCATAATTAAAACCCAATTATCTCCCTATAAATAGTTTAATGAAACTAAATGTGTTTTTCTTCTATATTGGATATTTATAGTAAATGGTTTATTGCATGAAAATTACTGAAAATCAACTCTATGAAATGTTCTCAAAGAGTGTTAACAAGATTTTGATGGAAGGGCCTTCACAACAGAATGGCCCGGATGTCGACGGAACATTTAATCAGGAGTATGTTGATAAGAATATAAAGAAACGTGGGCTTGTTGACCCGAGTCAAAATGGTAAAGCCAAGATTGATGGAAAATATGCAGCGGTAAAAGGAGGGAAAACGGCTTTAGGCGCTGCTGGTATGAGGGTTGGCACAGTTCTTGGTGCTGCGGCAATGGGTGCAATTGCGGGAGTTGGTGGTGCAACACTTGCTCTTGGAAACATTCTTAACATCGCAGGCCTTGGTATTCTTGTGGGTAACTATGTTTCTAACATAAATGCACTGAATAAGGTTTCAAAACTTGAATTCCCCAAGAACCCACAAAGCGCAATGAAATATGCAAGATATGCTGCTGCCGAGAGGGTTAATGCTCAACAGATTTGTCTTAACATTCAGCAGAATCTCAAAAATGCAATGAATGCGTGGAATCTTGTTTATACAGGAGAAACTTATGATTGGCAGACGCTTCTTAATACCATTAACAACCAAGGAGGACAGACAAAAGCACGTTTTAAGGACCGTGGTCAAACACAACAAATTGATGTTGATTTTGATAAAAATCTCACTGACAAAAATGCGGGACAGAACGAAAGCATTTATCATGGCGATTTGTTAGAAGCCACAGATTACGATAAAACAATAAAAAGCGTTGCTGAATTCAAGACCGATTTTCAGCAGGATAAAGCGGGGGGCGAACAGGTTCTTGTTGGACTTGGTGAAGCATATGTTAAATCATATGGAGTGTGGATGCAGTGGACACGTTATATTAACGTTCTTGTTCATAAATTTCAGAAATATGGAGTTACTTGGGAACGTGTAATTCATTCAAACAATGAGTTTGGTGTTAAAAACACATTGATTACATTTGCCAATGAATTGTTTGGTACTAAGATACCACTTCAGGGGCTTGATGGTAAGGAGGAATATCAGGGTAAATCTCAAACGAAAGAAATCATACTTCGCCTTGTTGCCAACAATTGGGGAACCGGTGCGAAATATGGACGTTACAAAGGAACATCATATACATTACTTCAGCAAGAAAAAACAAACAATTTCTTCGCACTTGAACCACTTGACTACACAACAATGCAGAGTAACGGAAGTTGGGTTGGGGGACGTTTGTATTCAAACCCACTTGGAAACGGTATGGTGGAGGTTATTAGAGTCAACAATGGACAAAATGCCCAAAACACTAATTTGGGACAATGCCCTGATTTTGATAATTTAAGCAAGGGACAGGGAATCACCTTCAATTATGCACCAAACATGGTTTCAAATACTACACAGGACCCTAATGGTAAAAACGTATATATATTGAAACCTAACGCCGCATTTAGTATGATTGTATTTGATGATTAAAAAACAATAATTACGTATGATAGAAAAATGGTATAGGGGACATGAAGGTTCAAGGCATGCACTTGACAATTTTGGGATAATATGGTTATCAGCCGACCCTGAATATGCTCAGTTATACGCCGATGAATATCCTGATGGAATTGTGTCAACAGTGTGGGTTGATATGGATAAACTTAATTATTTCGATAATTATTATGATAATAATTTTGATGTGTATGACCCCGACATGAGATTGGTTAGGGAATATATGGAAGAGGGTGGAAATTGTTATACCTTTCCCGTGGGAGATGGAATAGATGTTCTTGCATTAGTTTCAACAGAACCGGTAATAAAAGTAGAAAGAAAAATAGTTGAAAATATGAAACTTAATTACAATGATATTAGATATATCATGCACGAAGCAACAAAAAGAATTCTTTCAGAACGTTATAATCACATGAAAGAGGAAGATTTCAGTATCGATATATTTGAACTTGAAATTGACCCATCATTTGAAGAGGAACTTGATGACTATTCACGAATGGAAGGTGGTATGAATGAAGTTCATGTAATATGTACATTTAATTGTTTTGAAGGCCAAGAGGGTTCTTATGAACAGGAACCAATATCCCCATATTGCAATCTTGAAGATGTACAGCCGGGAAATAATGAAGGCCTTATGCAAAACATGTCTCCTGAATTGTTCGCAGCCGTAATTAACTCAGCTCTTGACTATGTTTGGAAGCATCAGCAAGAGTTTGAAGAGGATTTCATTACTGAGTGCGAACCGGACCCTATGGATTTCTTCGATGAGGATGAATATCGTTATAAAAAATTAGGATATTAATATTATGACAAGGGTAACTGATGATGTAAAATCATTATTTAAGAGAGTTCGAACACTTCTTGGTGCACCAATTAGAATGGTCGAAATAAGTGATGAAGAATTTTGTAATCTTCTTGATATTTGTATTGAAGATTATGCTTCAAAAGTTCAAAACTTTCTCATTGACACACAGTGGCAGTCTCTTTATGGGAAGAAAATTGATGCTACTGACTTTGCTCATGCCCTTTCAACAAGAACTTTTGATTATACCAAGGATTATTCATATTGGTTCTCCAAGGAAGTTGGATTACAACAGGAGGGACCTTGGGAATTGAAAAAAGATTTCTTTGAAATAGAGAAGGGTAAACAAGTTTATGTTGTTCCTTCAGGAAGAACCATCAATAAGGTTATGTGGGTTAATCCACCTGTATCGCAAGCAGCGTTGTTTGCTAACTATGGTGGTATTGATATTGGATTTGGTGGTGGTTTTGCACAACTTGGTGGTGGGGCTTATGGCCCTGTTGGGGGATTTTACACAGCGCCTGCAGCCGATGTTGCTTATCTTGCGACTGATATCCAATATAAGAACCGTCTTTTAAGGGGGGACCTCGTTTATAAAGTGACTGCAGGCCCTAACGGTACTCACCTTATTCATCTTATGTCAACGCCCGGTTCAAAACTTTCTTTTGGTTTCATGGGTGGTGTAAATGGTGGCATAGGACTTGTTGGATGTGAGGTTTGGTATACATATTATGATACAGTAACAAAAGAGGAAGAGGACCAATGTCGTCTCGATAATATCAATAATGTTGTATTGACGCCTGACCAAGTTCCATTGAATAAAATGGATTGGAATTATCTTAATGATGCAACAAAAACAATTATCAGACAACTTCTTGTTGCAAAAGCGAAAGAAACATTAGGTATCATACGAGGTACATTTAGTGGTAAAATCCATCTTCCACAGGCTGAAGCGCAAATGGATTATCAGATGTTGATAAATCAAGGACAAAGAGAGTATGAACAAGTAATGCAGACTCTTGAAAAACGCCTTGAAAAACTTACACCCGAATCAATAGCCGAGCGTGAAGCCAATATTGTTAAGAATACATTAGAGAGACAAAAGGGTACACCTTTGGGAATATATCTGTTTTAAATGATGGAGGGGGTGAACATATGGCCTCCTCTAAATCTTTATAATCAAAAGATTATACCCTATATTATTTTAGAAATATTTTGAATGATGGCTAATAAGAATAGAAACATATTTTCGGGCTTGAATGACGTTCTTTTTGGTAGTTCCATACCAAAAGAATTTAAGAAAACGACAACATATAATATCGGTAATTCAAACCCAGTTCTTTATTCAACCAATAGTAGAGAGGATTATGAACAGAAGAAACTTCAATTGAGGCAACAAAAACTCCTTTCCTATCAATGGGTGAAATCAGGCGTGGATAACATGCAGGATTCCCTTGCAGGTCTCACAAGTGTAAAACTTATGTACAGGGATGCTGACCTTATGTGCTCAGATACATATATTTCAAGTGCATTGGAGATTGTATCGGATGAGGCTTGCTGTATCAATTCCAAAGGAAAGATGCTTAATATCTATTCAAAATCAGAAAGAATAAAAGCAGTTCTTGAGGATTTGTTTGTTAACAGATTGGATGTTAATACAATACTTCCTGCAATATGTTATAACATGTTGAAATACGGTAACGAATATATGCTCTTTAACCTTAATATTGAAGAGGGTATTACAGGATGGAGAGAGATACCACCATATGATATGGAACGTTATGAAAACGGTATGGATAGTCCTTATGTTGCACCCGCCAATTTGGTTCATGGTAATGGTTTAAAACCAGAAGAAACTAAATTTGTGCGTGTAGGTAAGAATGAAAGTCTTCCTTATAGGAGTTGGCAAATCGCCCATTTCCGTTATTTAACCGACACATTTTTCCTCCCTTATGGAGTTTCTTATATACATAAGGCACGTAGGGCTTGGAGAATGTTGTCAATGATGGAAGACTCAATGTTGATATATCGTCTCGACAAAAGTGTTGAAAGAAGGGTATTCAAAATATATGTGGGCGCAATTGATGAACAGGATGTTCCTGCTTATGTACAGGATGTTGCTAACAATTTCAAACGCACACCGCTTATTGACCCCGCAACAGGACAACTCGACCTTAAAAAGGGGTATGCTGATGTGACTTCAGATTATTTCATCCCTGTCCGTTCTGAGAACGCCCCTAACCCAATTGAAACTCTTCCAAGTGCACAGAACAACACACAGATGGATGATATTGAATATATGAAGAATAAGGTTCTTGCAGCACTTCGATTGCCTAAAACTTTCTTGAATTTCCAAGAAGCACAAGGAAAGGGGCAAAATCTTTCTATCATGGATATTCGTTTCTGTAGAATGGTTAATAGGGTACAGCAATTCCTTATTATGGAGTTGAATAAGATTGCCATTACCCATCTATATCTTCTTGGTTTTGAAGATGACCTTACCAATTTCTCAATTACAATGAATAACCCATCGCCTCAGATAGAAGCACAGGAACTTGAAGATATTACTAAGAGGGCGACTGTGGCACAACAACTTCTTTCAGACCCAGGTAATGGAATCCAAATGTGGAGTCTTCATAGAGTTCTTAAAGAAATCATGAAGATGACAGATAAGGAAATTGCCGACAACCTTAATGAGATACGTCTTGAAAAGGCTCTTGCTGCGGAACTTATGAAGACAGAACAGATTATTAAGAGAACAGGCCTCTTCGACCCTATTGATAATATCTATGGCGAAATTGATGCTGAATATCAGGAAGGTAACCCTCAGGAAGGTGGTGGCATGGGTGCCGGTGGAGCCATGGGAGGCGGTGGATTCGGTGCAGGCCTTGGTGGTGGAATGGATGACATTGGAAGCGATGTTGACAGTCTCGGTGCCCCGGGAGCCGATACAAGTGGCGATATAGGCGGCGAAACAGGGACAGTTGATATGGGGGGAGCCGCTGCCGCTGATGCAGGAAATGCCACAATGGAAAACACAACAAAAAACAAGAATCTAATTCTCGAAAACATTTTTATGGGAAAGCATGATATCAAGAAATCGGTAATTAATGAATATATTAACCGCCTTAAAGAAAATGATATTGATGAAAACGAAAAGATGAACACCCGTGTTGATTTTGTCAGTGAAAATCTTATTCTAAATGAAACAACCCAATCACTTTTAGATGGGCTTTCCAAAAGATTGAATGAGATTGATAAGGAAGGTGATAATGTTCTTTAACAGACTATTTATTGTAAATTAAAAACGAAATTCATTATGAAAAAAAACATATTATACGAATCAGTATCTAATGTCAACGACCTCGATACCCTTAATGAAATGAAAAACAAATTCATCTCTCTTTGCGAAAAGAGAGAAAAAGAGTTAAATGTTATTGCAGAGGCTGAAAATCTTAATACAAACTCATTTCTTTTTATTAAAGAAAGTTTTGCGAGTCTTTGCCCATCACTTATTAAAACAAAAAAAGGGGCTGCACTTATTAAAAAATATGTCAAGGAACATAAAGAAAATAAAGACCTTCGGAAAATGTTCAACATTTATGAGAATATCACATCAATTGATAACACCATCAATGTTGAAACATTCGTGAATGAAATGAAAACAATGGTGGGAGACCTTGATTTTGACTCTTTAAATGAGGGTATTTCACGTTTAAATACAATTTTGAAGCAAGGATACATTGAAGTTGGAGAAGAGGCTAAAAACGCCGTTTCTGCACATAATAACAGGGTATTGGATGAATCAGTAAACTATGTCTTCGGAAATACCAAGAAACTCGACAACATGGCCCGTTATAATCTATGTGTTAATGAGATTAAAAAATTTGTTGCTGAAAACAAGATAAATCCTCTTTCATTCAAGAGCAATACCAATTTAGATAATCTTGTTGAAGAATTTAACAATCGTTTTTCCGCAGATATAATTGGAGAGAAGAATTTTGCTCTCATTAAGGAAATTCATGAATGTGAGAATAAAAACGAGATTTTTGAAAAGTATAAGAACGAGTGTATTAACAAAATTAACGAAGCAATTAATGCTAACATCAGTCAGGAAACATGTAATCAACTCGTTGAATTCAGAACTCGCCTAACAAAAAAAGAATACAACCCTGAAACTTTGGGAATGGATATCACAAATTTCATTGAACTTGGAGAAACTGTTTCAGAATAAAGAAAAGCCTGAGAAAATCTCAGGCTTTTTTATTTTATATAAATTTTTAAATCTTCTGATATCGGAACGATAAGTTTTCCTTGCGGAAAATCCACACCTTCCTCAGTAAGATTTCCGTGGAAATCTATCGTAAACTGCCCCTTATATACCCCGCTTTCCTTTGTATCACGTTCTCTCCAACGATATTCAATTACATATTTTTCTTCACATCCATCTGTTTTTGCGAGAATAACATTACAAGGCGCTTTAGATATTTTCAATACATCAGTATCTACATTCCACATTGAAAATGTTATTGTAGCATCCTGTAATGATTTATTAATGATATCCGATTTAAGGAAATCAGTTCTTCCATCATTTATTAATTCAATTCTGAGGTACGGAGCGGTAGCCCCCTTTATAATAAAAAATTCTTGATTCATGCCAATATATTTTCCTTATAAATAGTTTTCTTCTCAGGTTTATTGATTGCAAAGCCACTGTAATTGATTGTCTTCTTAAATTCTTTGAATAATTTTGGTGACAGTGAAATTGTTTCATCAAGAAGTTCTGAAGCGGTAGCACCTTTTGTTTGCTTTAAATGACATTGAACCGATAGATAAGATTTCTTACCAATTTTCATTCGTTCATAAGGTATTTCAACAGAACAGATATAATTCTTTTCAAAAATAGGATTTTGATTAATGAAATTTTTTATATTATCATTAATTGATTTTTCCATGAAATCAGTATCCTCTTTATATTCATCTTTCTGCTGAAACGGAGTAACAAATACCCCGGTTTCAATATACACACTTGTGGGTTTTTCCCTATTAAGCATACCTATTTTAATTTTGAATCCGTCATCTTCAAATTTCTTTTCAATACCCAAACGTTTAGCCATCTTAAAAATATATTTCCCTATTAATATAGGGAAATATATTCAAAAAGTCAAGAGGTAATAATGGAAAATTTAAAAAAAATGAAGGGAGGTCTTCTTCATGAAGAGCCTCCCCAGTCTTAATACGTAAGTATTTGACCTCAGCCAATCTGAGATTTAACTATGTTGTTAGTGTGCGTAAGTATTTTCGTATATACGAAGCCTACTCACCAAAATAGTTCAGAATTGTGTTGATAATCGGATTTCTAACCACATCTTCTTCCCCGAATTCAACGATTCCCATTCTATCATCAGGGTATTCTTTAACTTTTTCAATTATATAATTGAGTCCTGATGTTTCCTTTTTAAGTTTTGGGTGGTCAATTTGGTCTGTATCACCCATTATAATAAATTTTGCATTATATGATATTCTTGTCAACAAGGTTTTCATCCCCCGTATTGTTAGATTTTGCATTTCATCGCCCAAAACAATACAGTTTTTGAGATTTACGCCTCTTAAAAAAGATATTGGCATGTATTCTATATAACCTTGTTCAAATAACTTTTCTCTACTTCCTTTCCCAATTAACTCATCTATAACAATTTGAAAACTCATCATACTTGGATAGAGTTTCTCATTCACAGTTCCCGGTAACAAACCCAAAGGTTCTTCACTCTGTATTGAACTTGTTACAAGATATATTTTTTCAAATTCTTCTTTTTCTTTTAAAAGTTCCAAGGCCTTGCAAACAGCGACGTAAGTTTTCCCACAGCCCGCTTTACCTTTCACAAACACCATTTCAACATTATCATTATCAATGAGGTTTGCATAGTCCTTCTGTTTCTTGTTCTTGCACTTTAATCTCACCTTATAGGGGAGTTTCTTTTGAGGGATGTAGAGTTCTTCCTCGTTTGGTAACACCACCTCAGTCTTCTTTTTCTTTCCCATTAAAAATTGGTTTCTGTCAATTATTTTGTTTATTCCGGAATAATTGCTTCTGATAATAAATATCATATATTGATTGAATATTTTGTCATGGAAGATATCAAAAACAAAGAAAAAAGTTCCTATTTTACCTAACTATTTATATATAAATTACTTGATTGGTTATGATAAAACACACTTTTTTAGATAAATGTTGTACCATTGTCATGGGTTCTGATTTGAACACAGGATTGAACCCTGTTGCTGAATTGAATTGTGGTAATGGCGTGTCGAGGGCGTTAATTCATTTTGATATTGAAGGGCTTAAAAAAATGGAAAAAGAGAAACGTTTTCCAAATAGAAACAGCCTTAAACACATATTACACCTTACCAATTGTGGTTCTGTAAATAATGATGTTCATAATCAAACCCTCACCTCATCAGGATGTATATCTAAAGAAAGAGCAACTTCATTCGATGTTATTTTATTTAAAGTTCCAATGGAATGGGATAATGGTAAAGGCGTTGATTTTAAAACTGATTTTTGGATAACTGACAATCATAAATATTCAACATCCGGTTGTAATTGGTTTCAACCTAAAAACGGCTATTTGTGGGAAGAAGAAGGAATATATACCTCTCATAACCTTTCACTTGAATATGATAAGTTTTCAGCAGGTGAGGATAGTCTGATTATATCCAGACAACATTTTGATATTGGTAATGAAAATTTTACTTTCGATATTACTGATTATGTAAATGACCTTATTGATGAAAAAGAAGAAAATTACGGTCTCTGTCTTGCTTTTTCACCATTAGCGGAAATGAGTGAAACTGAGAAAACACAATATATTGGTTTCTTTGGGCCTTATACCAATACTTTTTTCCACCCATACCTTGAAACAACATATTACGAACCGATAAAAGACAATAGGAATAACTTCCATATTGGTGCTTTAAATCGTCTTTATTTCTATTGCGATGGTTTCAATTTGGATGAAATGCCAGTGTGCAAAATTGAGGGACTTAATGAGGCAATCAAGGTATATCAACAAACAACAGGGGTGTATTACGCTGAACTTGTAATACCGATGGAATATGTTGAAGAAAATACAATTATGTACGACATATGGGATAATATCATCATAGAAGGAAAACTCCAACCATCATTTGAAAATGAATTCGTTGTTTTAGGCCCTAAAAAATTGTTCGGACACAGGGGTAACAATGAAGGTACATACATACCTTATACAACAGGTATTAACGATGATGAAAAATTGGCAATAGGAGAAACGAGGGAGGTTGAAATTACGTTCCGTAAAAAGTATTCAACCAATGAATATAAAGTATTTGATGATTCAGAATATCGTTTATACTGTATGGATGGCAGCAAAGAACTCATTGTTTTTGACTGGCAGCCGATAGACTCATACCCTTCATCCAATAGTTTCATGTTAGACACGAATAACTTGATACCAAATAGGTATATTGTTGACATCAGAAAAGGAAACGATTATTTCAAGGATGTACTACGTTTTGAAGTGGTAAGCAACGTCAATAACAAATACATTTAAAAATAAATCATATGAGACTTACCCAAAATGATATAAGATATATAATTAACGAATCATCGAAAAGAATCCTTAATGAAATTAGCATTAAGGATTCCTATTTGCGTTTCTATCAAGATATAAAACAAACTGTTTTCAATTTAATTGTTGGAAAACTTAATGGAGGTACTTTAAACTATAATAACAATGCTGTTTTATTACCCGAAACAAAATGGGCTTTGCAGATATATAGAAAAAGTGGAGATATTGAAAAAGAAAGATTCCTTGAAGATATATACAAATTAAAAAATTCCGATGGGACAGGTTATCTTGACATATTCATTCGTTTAAAAAACAGAAGAATGATATCAGGACCTGATGCAGACCTTAACAAATATAAAACAATCGGCGAACTTGGAAGATTTGTTAATTCTTTTGATTTAGATACTGTAATGGATAGGACTAAGGGTGAGATGTCAAATGCCGTTAATTCAGCAGCAAACGATATTGAAATCCCCTATGAGGATGAGGTTTGGAAAGTTGTTATTCCAAAAACATATGAGGCGTCATGCTATTGGGGAAAGGGTAGTGAATGGTGCACCGCAACAAGAGAAACTGATAAATATTACCGTACATATTCAAGCCAAGGCCCGCTTTATATAAACATTAATAAAACAAATTCAGCCGAAAAATATCAGTTTCATTTCGAATCAAAACAATTCATGGATATAGACGATGTTGAAATTGATACCCCTATTTTTACTACTATAGGCGCTACCGAGGGTCTTATTAACTTTTACTCCAAAATACGTTCTGCAGATGATATAATGAATATGAAATATGAGCCACTTGGTGATGGGTGTTGGTTAATAGAAAAGAAGGGGAAATATAATATAATTAATAAAGAGCAATATCCGTTGTGCGATTTATGGTTTGATGATATGGGCTACTTCTATGGTGGATACATGAAAATTCGTATCGGCGCAGCGATAAACTATATTAATACCCAAGGAGATATATTAAGTGAAGAATGGTTTGATACCTGCACCAATTTTTCAAGGGGATGGGCAGGAGTCGGTAAGAAAATAGGAAATCGGACATTGTGGAATGTACTGTTTGATGATGGAACAATCGGTTGTGACTTCATGTGGTTTGATAACATTATAGGAATGAATCATTTATTGGGAAAATGTGAAAAAGATGGTATATTTCTTAATTTATATAAAGACAAACGACTTGTTGGTGCGAATAAAAACCATATAATAGCAATCAATTCTCTTGAGGAATTTTACACATATCGTAAATATATTTTTAAGGAGTATGTTAGAATGCGTAAAGAGGCTGAGGAAATGATGATGAACAGAAATTTCCAAAATCTCGAATTTAAAGAAGTGTATACTACGGAGTACATACGTAGGTCTTTGGGAATCGCCCCTGACTACCATATTAAACAAAACGATTTAGAAAAATAAAGGTTGGCCATTGGCCAACCTTTGAATTTAAAATGGAAGTTCATCACCATTTAAACGCATTTTCTCATTTTCTTCCTTTATTTGTTTTAATATTTTTATCCTCCAATCAATAATATCATTTAATTTGGATAAAAATATTTCATAATCCATCTTTAATTCTTCAGCCATTGTCTGCATTAATAGTCTGAAATTGAAAGTTGTATGTTTTTCAAAAAGAACATCAAACTTATACGCAAAACTGTGTTCATAGAACATTTTTTCCTCCACAATTAGACGAGTTTCTTCATTATCATCAACACATTTTTTAAGTTTTTCATCATCAGATAATACGTTTGTCAGCATATAGCCTGCGAAATAATAATCAGCCCACGCTGTTTTTTCTTCTTTAGTAAGTTTTTCATTGCCCATAACACGATAGAAAATCTGTTCATCGAAATGAGTATCATCAAATGCCATGATACCGTAAGTTTTCCACAAGTATGCAAGGAGAACCGTGAAATCTGAGCCACAGTATCGCGCAATTGTCAAATAATCATCATCTTCAGTTGAATATAAAGTCAGTTGGCTATCACCGTATGCGATATACGGAAGAATTTCCCCTGATTCATTTTTTGGGGTTATAACCAAATTTTCATCATTTTTTAATTCACCAAGTGTTCTAACACGGTGAAAATATACATCAATTCCCATATTTTTTTAAAAAAATATGGGAATTGAAACAAAATGTAAAGAATTAGTTTATTCTCACGTTCTTACTTAGAATTTCATTAAGGTCGTAATTGAAGAAACTTTCATTTCCTGATGGGAGAATTGTTGGCATTCCCGGATATGGGTGAGCGTGTTCTTTAAACATCCTAAGGAAATATCTTAAAAACTCAACAAGCGTATCACCATATGGGAGGACATGTGCTTTTTTCATAATATTCTCCATTTCCTCATCACTTATGAGTTCTTCATTATCCACAGTATTGAAATATGTTTTACCCTCATTTGATATAAGATTAATTTGGTCCGCCACAAGAGTCGCAGTACTATTATATTTGTGGTCAAACCCGGTGAGGTCATTTTTAACGGTTTTAGGAGTCTCACTGTATTTCATTTTCAAATAAGCAGGAGAGATGCGATTAAAACTCTGCCCTATTAAAGAGTTTGCATCTTCGATTCTTGCACCGCAACGAATTCTGATATCATCCTCTTTCATGATAATATCGCACCCTTTACGACCATAAAAGCCTATATCTTCAGTATCACAAAAAGCCCCTTTTGAATCAGGTATTCTATCATGAGCAACTTCGGGTTTAATAAATGTGTCGGGATACATTGAAAGAGCCCCTTCTGAATACCCATCATAATTCATCATCTGAGGTTGCGATATAATTGGCCCAATATAATATCTATTGGTATTGCCATCATTGACGCCTGTTAGGAGAACCAATACAGCCTCCCCAACTTTAGGTATCACATGAAATATTTTTGGAAGAAGAGGATAAGCATATGGTATCTCAGCAATTGTTTTTCTATCATCCTCAGGATATAAACGAACTTTAATTCTATCCCCCTTCTGTTCATCAGATACTGAGATTACTTCACATATCTTAATTATAATATTACCATTAATCATCGCATAATTCCATTTCCCGATACCGGCATTATATTATTCGAAGTTACTATCACAGGGCCTCCTGAATTAGCACCCGTACCTATTGTTGTAATTCCCCCAGGAGGTATTGCAATTTCAACTTTGCCTTCCATTTTAAGAGCATTAACAATTTCATCCGCAACAACATAAAACATTTGGTTCATTAGGTTGGGACTTCCATCAATATTAACCCCAACAGGGGCACCAAAGTCTTGTTGCCTTGTAATGATTCGAGAGGCAATAAGCATTGGTGACAACCCCGGTCTTTTTATTGTTGAACAAATCAACATGATGGCGGGTACAGGAATGAGCGGAATGCTCATTTTATTCATTATAAACGATGAAACGTTTTGTATTATACTTGTGATACTCATATTTAACAATTTGTATTTGAAACAGGAGTCTGTTTTAATTTTTCAAGTTCAGGGTCAATATCAGCATAATTAACTTGGTCAAGACGATTTCCATTACCAATACCGTTGCCACTATAATTAATGTCAAGACGATTATAAGCGCCAATACATGCAATCAACATATCTTCAATAAGTTTACGGTAGGCTTCAAGTTGTTCCATAACAATGCGAAGAGTAAAAATAGTTAAAAGAGGGGTTAGTTTTTCTATGACCCAACTATATAACATTTCAACAATCATATCCTTAATTGATTTTATCACATTTGTAATAATATTCATAAAATATGGAAGGACATCATTAAATGTTACTATCTTTTTACCAAGTTCAAGAGGGTTACCCATTATTTCCGTGTTCAGAAGTATGATGGTCATAACTTTAGGAGTAAACAACGGCCTAATTAAAGGATATACAAGCATCCTAATAAGTTCAAATTGCCAATCATAGTTGAATTTCCATGAATTAGCAACCTTTGGATTTGATGAGCCATCAACAACCGATTTGGTTACACCTGAAAGTACATTTGATATAGTTGTTTTCGTATTCTCAGCCTCAGTACCAGAATCAATAACCCCAATCTGAGACATTAAATCATTTGTAATTTCAGTATTGTAATCAGCGTTCTGACGACGTTTTAAAGCATTTTGAATCATGCTATCATATTCGTCATTAGAAAAGGTAAAATAACAATCATCTATTTCAGTATCTGATGTTTCAATGACTTTCTGAATTATATTATCAATGACTTCATTTAAAACCTCACTATCACGAGTGACAGAGAAGTTAAAAGAAAAATTACCTTGTCCAAATGTATTACCGACAATTTGTGAAAGATAAGTCTTAGCATCATATAATTTGATACTCATCAAAAAGTCATGATTAAACTCAAAAATTGTTTTATTGATTTTCAATATGTCACTAACATTTTCCTTTTTACCTGTAAGTTTCCTTGTTTTATAATAATTGCTTGCCGCTAATCTAAATTGAAATGAATCTGATTTAATGCCATCCCCATCAAGATAACGCACTTCAAGAATTTGGCGTTTTTTATAATTAGCCGTTTCGTTATATGCTGCAAGATAAGCATTGTCAAACGGTACCACACCATTTTCACCTTTATAAAGTGTTACACCCATTGAATTTTTAAAACCATCTTTTTTTGTAAAAAAACTCTCAGGTTTACGTTCATATTTGGTATAAGGACGGGTTTTGTAACGGTTATCCCACATCAGTTTATTGCGTTCACTGAGATTTGCGTAAACACCTTTATTTTTAACAAACCACAAGAAAGCATTAAAGTCATCATGTTTCCATAAATCTTTTGTAGAAAGAGGTATTTCTTTCCACATGTACTTTCTTTCATCAACAACAATATAATCGCCGGCATAATCAGTTGGAACTGTATCTTGTGGTATGGGAGTTACATCTTCAGGTAGTGCACCATCTTCAATTCTTGAATAAGAAAACTCACCCGTATGACAAGACATATAATTTGACCTCGCAACAACAGAATCATCTGTAGGACAATTTCCCAGTACACCAGTAAAGTCAAGAGATGATAATGGTATTGTAACACCTTCGCCACTAAAATTTATTGATTTTGTGGAATCAGATAAAAATTGTGCACCGCCGATTAATCTATCCGGAATTATTGGACTCATTTCACAAGTTAATATACTTGTAAGATTTGCTTCCAAAACCATCTTTACAGTTTCTTCTATCCCTTGTAACCATGTCGAATTAGGGTCTGAAAGTTTATCACTAATTCCCTCGATAATCATTTCATCCAACGGTTTATCCGAGCACATATTAAAAAGTGCTGTAAGCAAATCAAAAGAACAGGTAAACCCACTTTCACTCACACCGAATGAAAATGGGAATTGTTCTACCATTGTCTGTGCTGCAGCAACGGACCCAAAAACTTGGGTTATTGATTTGTTGGAAACCTTGCTTGCCATTAATTGTTGTTGTTCTTCAAATTATATTCTTGAGGCCCATCATTATCCATATCTTTAATCTGTTTCTTAAGGGCCGTAATATCTAATTTTGTTACCTTACCAAGTGAAGGGTCATCCAATGTTTTATCAACATCACCTTTATTTTTAATGATTTCACCCATGAACTTAGCGATATCAAATTTCATTGTAATTGCTTTCGCTTTATCACCCATAAGGTCATGAACCGCCTTGAAATATTTTGTTTTTTCATCCAAAGTAACATCCGAAAGGTTTGTTGAATTGGATAGTTTGCTTAATTCGTTTTGTATCTCATTGAAATGTTTTACAGATTGGTCATAAATTTCTTGCAGAAGCAATTCAAGTTTCTCAATGGAATTAAGTTTAAGTATGTAATTTTTAGCCATAGTTTCCTTTTTACCAATAAATAGTTATAGAGTCAAAACTCCTATTCCAAAACATCATTCTTAATTAATTTATAAAGAACTTTATATTTTTTCATGCTATCACGTATTTCTTTCGTTCCAAGCAATGTTGTTTCTCTAACGAAGGAGAGAAAAGAACTTTTATTAAGTTTATTACTCCCGTTTTCAACAAGAACCTCTTCCCAATTGTCAAGAATATCAGTTAACGCCATACCTACCTTCAGTTCATTCTCATTGAGCCCTTCACGTTGTTCAACAATTTTTTTAATTTCATTGGACATTTCTATTATAATTTTGGGGGCCGCAACTTTAAATGCATTTTGTTCATCAACAAATTTTTCCTCCAACCCAAGGTCTTCAACAAACTCCTCATACGAAAGGTCGCGTACTTTATGCTTATTAAATTGATTATTCTTATATATAAGATAATTTTTACAAACCGTACCACAATATGAATAAGCCTTAGTTCCTTTGTCGGGACTGAAATTATTCAACTTAGTCAGCATGAAAGACATTGTGTCATCAAATGTCTCCTGAAACTCTTCATCAGGAACATAAAGATTATATCGTCTGATAATTGATTCAACCATTTTTGTAAAGGCAGGACGAAGAACAATGTTGAATATTTTTTCTCGTTCATCATCATCATACGTATTAAGATAATCAACAACAGCCTGTTCCTGTTCCTCATAAAAGTACCCCTTACGTTCGTTCTTTGGTTTTCTACCACGTTTTGCCATTTTATATCTAAATGTTTTTTTAATATAAAGACAACATCAAAAACTTCTACACGCAAACGCACGTACTTTCCATCAATCATTCCAATAAAGGAATCTTACCTTTTTAAGATGCTGAAAAAGGGCGTGAAAACACGCCCTTATTATATCTTATTATTCGTTAGGGGTGCCCTCGTATTTCTTCTTACGGTCAGTTTTATAAACATACTCTTCCTGAGCAACATTAAACCAAAAATCAATTTCAGCCTGAGCCATTTGCTGATATTCTGAAGTAAGAGAACCCATTCTATTTACAATATGTTCATAACCAACCTTAGGAATTACATAAACCTTTTTTCCATTGTGCACATAGCGGAGAAGCATTTCATACCAAAAGAAAACCTTGATACTATTCTTCACCCCACCAATTGCCAAGAAATCACTTTTTCTAAAAACACCACCAGAAACAATGAAATTGAAATGGGACTTTAAACTATGCTCATCAATATATCCCAATTCTTCAGAGAAAGCAGAAGCCCACACCGGTTCATTAGCATAAGCAACCGCACCTGCTTCACGCCTATTGAAATCCATTACTTCAATGAGTGGGAGGTACAGAGAAACATTCTCCAAAAAAGGTATATTCCTCTCAACTTCTTCCAACCACAGAGGTGTGAAATTATCATCAAATTCAAGAACTGTGAAATATTCGGTCTTCACATCCTTGACTGCTTTATTGATTTGGAACGGAAGGTCAACGTTCTTTGAATTTGAAAGATAAAGAACCTCACGACCACCAAAATTATACTCCTTAACAACCTTGATGGCAGAATCAGGACCCACGAAAATCAACGCAGCCTCTTCCCTGACATCGGCCTCAAGCACACTATTCAATGATTTATCATACATTTCTTTATGAGCCTCATTGTAGTCAACCAATGGTACAATTATAGTTAAATTTTTCATATATTACTCGTTGTTTTCGTTATTATTTTTCATTCCGCTTAAAAGCTGACGGTATTCATTTGCACGTGTTGCAACAATTGTATCGACAACCCCTTTTTGAATATCAGACTTTTGAATTTCAGGGTCAAAGATATTTTCAAGTTTCTTATAAACCTCTACAAATTCATCCTTAATCTCATTCTTAGTCCAACCCCTAATTACCGATGCCAAAATATCATGGAGGTTTTCGAAATTATCAAACCAAATAATATCGTTGCGGATTTCACCATTTTCAATCATCCAATCAGGGACAACATCAGGAAGTTTTGCAATAAGAATGTTACCTGATTTTAAAGCCTGCAATGCTGTCGTGGCATTCGAGGTATCATCATCAGCCCATACTGCAATAGCACCTTCTCTAAGAACATTAGGATAAAGTTCAGGGGTCATAGGAGAACTCATATCACGGAAAGAAACCCATTTATATGCCGGATATTTCCAATAAAATGGTTTAAGAACCTTATTAAGGTCATTCCTATCTCTTGTGAGAAGATTTACAATAAGTTTCTTAGGTTTATCATCGGTGAAGAAACTCTTTCTTACTGCAGGTCTAATAATATGTGTTCTAAGGCCCGGGAAATAACTCTGAAGTAATGTTCCCACCTGTTGGTTAGGTACTATTGCATCAAAAATACCAAAATCAGACCATGATGCTCCGGCCGGAATAAATTCATAAAGGAATTCAGGGTTATGACAAACAGCAACACGACGACAAGGAAGTTCCTTGGTTTGAATCATGACATTACTATACACCTCAGGTATGAACAAGAAATCAGCTGCAGTTATCGCAACATTAGCAGTTTCAACATTTTCATGAGGAAGAACAGCATATTTTTCCCCAAGCCAATCAAATGGACCAACAAAATCCTGCTCCTGATGAAGCATTACAACATCATATCCATTTTCATGTAAGTTAAAGGCGATGTTATAAATGTATTCAATTCCACCCTGAGGATTACCCTTGGTATCCATTACAAAGAAAAACATCTTAAAATTTTTAGTATCAAGATTAGATATAATTGTTTCTAACTGTGATACCATTACTTCTTTTTTATTATCCATTGTATTTTATTATTTTTCAGTTATTTCAATAAGAAAGCCTAAATGTGCAAGACTATTAAATGCCACTGCAAATGAAATATTATCAAAAGGATGGTCATCATCTGATTGTCCAAGAATAATGGTTAAGAACATTTTAATTACATCATAAGTAATCATGTCATTTTGTGGATTCGATGCACCAGTATTTTCCCTAATTACCCTTGAAGTCAGCGTCAAAAGGTCTGAATCTTCAGATAACCTTTCATACCCTTCAGTAATCTCATTGTCTCTAATGTTTTTTTCCTCCGATACAAGGCAATATTTTATGAGAGCATCAACATTAACAATAAAAATCTTATTGTCATATCTCACATAATATTTTTTTGTAGAAATATCACTCATTTTATTCACCAAGATATTTTGCAACGTTATTTATGTCAGCGAAATAATCGCATATATTTTCATATACTTCATCATATGGACTATCCTGATTATAGTCAGCAGCTATTTTAATAGCAATTTTACCTTCAGGTTTATTCTCTAAGAGTTTTGGATTAGCAGTAATAAGGACATCACATTTATCCCAAATAGTTAAAGAATCGGTAGGGAAATATGTTTCACGAACCTTACACCCAAGTTTAGAAAGGAAAAAATAAGTACTTTGTATTGAAAGACCATACTCCATAGGGGATACAATCACAACATCAATTGGTTCCTCAGTGTCGATATCTTTAAGTCTGTTTAACCATACTGTAAGTGAAGAAGGCACCTCTTTAGACATTGAATCACATTTACCGAACAATTCAAATGGATAATCCTGATAAACAAAACGATTATATTCCGTCTTGTTTTCAAAAGGGAAAACTTTTTCAAGATTGTTTGTTTTTATCTCAATTGTCTCACTATCAAAAGTGTAGTCATATTCCTGTTTAAATACCTTTGCGAAATTTCGAGTATATGCCCTTAAAACATCATTTAAGTCAATTGCTATCTTCATAATTTCAATTTTTAATGAAAATAGGATGTAAATATCATAATGTAAAGAAAAACTCCGCTATTCTGCGGAGTTTTTTGAATTAAAATCAGAAATTTCAAGATTTTTTAAAAGATTAAGAGCCTCTTCAGTATCAAGGGTATTTTGTGCTTTCATCATTTCATAATCTTCCATTGAAATAACTACCTCTTTGTTGTTTTTGCGGGCTTTCGTTTCATATTTTTCATCCATTTCTTTAGTTCTGAACTGTTCAGTCAAGTCGAGTTCATGACACATCTTAGGGGATGAATAAGTTATTACAAAATCCTTATCATACATACTCATTTTTTCATATTTCAAGTCTGAAAAATGGTATTCCATCAAGTCTTTAGCACCATATGCTTTGTCGGTGACAAATTTTATTGAACAAATGTCAACCGTGTCAATGTTTCTTGTCTTTTTTCCATAGATATTCATCATTTCATTAATAAAAAGACTATCACCGGGCATAAATTGCCTACAGTAACTTGAACAATACAAGTCAACTTTGATATCTTCTTCCCCTAATCTAACAACAACCTTTTTAACCCATTTTTCAATTAAAAAACGAGGAAAAACATCACGTTCTATTTTTAATGTATAACGTTCTTTTTTATCTTCAGTAACAATATCACCTTCTTCCTCAACATTTTCAGTGCTTTCGACAAGGCCCTTAACAACAAGTTTATTATCTTGAACAATCAACACCTTATAATCTTCAGGGTTATACACTTTCAAATCAAGTTGAAGCATGTTTTTTGTTTTCGCGACAACATTGCCATTTCCTAAATATTGAAAATCATCTGCATGGCGAAGAACTCTATAATTGGTATCCCTAAGTTCCTTTACCTCTTGGGTTATTTCTCCTCGTAAAAGGTCATTTAGAACCCCCTGCTCGTTTATTTGTTCTTCAACCCCACTACCGGCTACTTCACCTTCTTTTGTCATTCCCATCATTCGGTCATCAGCCGATTTCATACCCTTGAAAAAAGAATGAAAGAAGACAGACAGTTTAAAATGAAGATTGTTGAAGAAATTTTTAATCTTCCCAAACATAATCCTCAAGTTTT